TACCGTCTGTATCTGCCATTACAGCATCTCCTTGTTTATATGTGTAATATTTATCACCTTTATTAAAGCATGTGTTAAATACCAGAAAATGGCAGGTTTAGGTTGACTTTCCTATAACTATATTGTATACTGTATAACTTATTACAGGAGTCAATATGGCAGTTGCTAAAAAAACAAACTACCTCAACAACAAAGATATATTAAAAGAAATTCACAAAAGCAAAATTACATTTTGTTGGGTTATGGATGACAAATATATACAAAACGATATTATCCTCGATGACGTCAGCAAAATTGATGCTACTGCATTACAGATTGCAAAAGACAATCAAGCATCGAGAATTCAATCAGAAGGCTACGCACAGGCAATGCTTGGTCATGACAAGAAAGATTACAGAAACAAACCTAAGCAAAAAGACTTTGCGGTGGACACTGCTACAATCAGTGACGAAGATGTGACTTTTAGAGTTATGACATACGAGCATATTCCCTTAGAGCCAGGTAGAAAAAGAAACCCAAAAAACGAAGCCGAAACAAAAGCCAAAGTAAACTTCCCACCATTCAAGCATTATGCTTATGTTAATGGTGAGATCAAAGAGGTTGTAAGAAGCCACTGGGAAGGAAGTTTAAGTAATGGCCACTTCGAGCCTAACAAAGGACGTATTACAAATACACTCGGTACAATGTTTTTGAAATTAGTAGAAAGATATTCTCACAGGGCAAACTGGAGAGGGTACACATACGTAGATGAAATGAGAGGACAAGCACTTGTTCAACTTAGCCAAGTAGGCCTACAGTTCAACGAAGCAAAATCAGACAACCCATTTGCGTACTACACAGCCGCAGTTAATAACAGTTTCACAAGAGTTCTTAATCTTGAGAAACGTAATCAAAACATTAGAGATGATATTTTGATTGACAGCGGACATCTTCCAAGTTATAGTAGACAGATACAACACGAAGATGAAATGCGTAGACTAAGAGAATCTACTGAATCAGAAACTAACGATATCGAGGCATTTGACCAATAATGAGTTCGCTGTTCAAGACAGCGGCTTGCTTTACAGATATACACTACGGACTAAAGCAAAATAGCCGCGTACATTTACAAGATTGTCACAGGTACATAGACTGGTTTATTGCAGAAGCAAAAGCCAGGAATGCTGAGACATGTATTTTTCTGGGCGATTGGAGCCATCATAGAGCAAGTGTAAATGTTGCTACTCTAAATGCTTCAATCAAGGACCTTAAAAAGTTAAACGACAACTTTGAAAAAGTATATTTCATTACAGGTAATCATGACTTATACTATCGTGACAAACGTGAGATGAACAGCATTGAATATGCTCGTGACTTGTCCAACTTTGTTATGGTAGATGACATGTTTGAACAAGATGATGTTGCTATTATACCATGGCTTGTAGGCGACGATTATAAAACAGTGTCTAAAATGAAATGCAAATACATGTTTGGGCATTTTGAATTACCTTACTTTAAAATGAATGCAATGGTAGAAATGCCAGACCATGGTGGCATCAATGATAAAATGCTAAGTGGTCCTGAGTATGTGTTTAGTGGACACTTTCACAAACGTCAGTACAAAAACAACATTCATTATATTGGCAATGCGTTCCCCCACAACTATGCAGACGTAAGCGACAACGAACGTGGTGCAATGTTCTTGACATGGGGCGAAGAGCCAGTGTATGTTAATTGGGACCAGTGTCCTAAGTATTCAGTTATAACACTAAAACAATTGTTAGACAACCACGAAGACTTACTCGACGAGTATACATATTCAAGGGTAAAATTAGACATCAGCATCTCATACGAAGAGGCAAACTTTATCAGAGAGAAGATGGCTGAACAATATAATGTTAGAGAGTTACAACTAATTGCTGTCAAAGAAGAACAGGATGAATTCGAAGGCGGCGAGATTAAATTTGAAAGTGTGGATCAAATTGTTATTACACAATTAGAAACCATAGAAAGCAACACAGTAGACAAACAACAACTCATCGGAATATATAACGGATTAGAAATTTAGTATGTTAAAAATTAAGAATGTAAGTGCTAAGAACTTTATGAGTATCGGAGCACAAACACAGGCTGTTAATTTTGATCAATGCCAATTAACGTTAGTACTCGGACACAATCTCGACTTAGGTGGCGATGGTAGTAGAAACGGCACTGGTAAGACAACTATTGTAAATGCACTTAGTTATGGATTATACGGTGATGCATTAACCAATATACGTAAAGATAATCTCATCAATAAAACTAACGGCAAAGCAATGATTGTTTCTGTTGAGTTTGAGAAGGATGGTGTTGACTATCGTATTGAACGTGGTAGACGTCCTAACACACTAAAGTTTTTTGTAAACGGCACTGAGCCAGGTGACGGTGAACAGCAAGGGGATAGCAGAGAAACACAAAAAGAAATTGAAAAAATAATTGGCTTCCCTCATGAAATGTTCAAGCAACTTATTGCACTAAACACATACACAGAACCGTTCCTCAGTCTTAAAGCAAATGATCAACGTGCAATGATTGAGCAGTTGTTGGGTATTACAGAACTGTCATTAAAAGCAGATGTTCTCAAAGAACTATTAAAAGTTACAAAGGATAGAATTAAGGAAGAAGAAATACGTATTACTGCTGTTAAGAACAGTAACGAACGTGTTGAACGCAACATTAAAGAAATAGAAAGTCGTGGCAAAGCATGGACTAAAACTAAAGAAGATAAAGTTGCAGACATGCAAACATCAATTGACACTCTCGAAGAGATTGATATTGAAAGAGAAATAAACAATCACAAAGCAAATGCTGTCCTCAAAGAATCTACAGACATGAAAGCAACTCTAAACACAGAGCTTGAACGTATTTCTACATCGTTGATTCGCAGTAACAAAAAATTAGAAACATTAAAAAGCAATTTACAAAAAGCCAAAGACGGTGTATGCCCAGCATGTGAGCAAAGCACAGCACACTTGGATACACACGAAGAATACACTAATGGCTTAGTCAAAGACATCGATGAAGAAACAGTTTATAACCAAGAGTTATTAACAAGACAATCTGAAGTAGGCGAGGCTGTTACATCAGTTGGTGAATTACCGGATGAGGCTGATACATTTTATAACACATTAGAAGATGCGTTATCTCACAAACACAATCTCGACACATTAAAAACAAATCTCGATGAGAAAATAAACGACATAAATCCTTACGATGATCAGATTGAATCTTTAAAGGAAACAGGACTCGAAGAAATTAACTTTGAAGAAATGAATGAATTAACATATCTCAAAGAGCACCAAGAGTTCTTGTACAAATTGCTAACCAGCAAAGACAGTTTTATTCGCAAAAGAATTATTGATCAAAACATTGCATATCTCAATCATAGACTTGCATACTATTTGGATAAGTTAGGCTTACCGCATGAAGTTAAATTTAGCAGTGACCTAAGTGTTGAAATCACAGAGTACGGCAGAGATCTTGACTTTGATAATTTAAGTAGAGGTGAGCGTAATAGACTTATACTTGGACTTAGTTGGAGTTTCAGAGACATATACGAAAGTCTCAATCACCCAATGAACTTATTGTGCATTGACGAACTTATTGATTCAGGTATGGACACAACAGGTGTAGAAAATGCACTTGCGGTGTTAAAGAAAATGCACAGAGAACAAGGCAAAAATATTTTCCTAATTTCACACAAAGAAGAACTTGTAGGTCGTGTGAACAATGTACTAACAGTTATTAAAGAGGGCGGATTTACCAGTTATAATACTGATACTGAATACGTTAACTAAATATCACACATGAGTGATTGGACATATAACAACAAAGTACTAAACGTATTGCCAGAAGGCTGTGAAGCATTTGTATATCTGATCACTAATACAACCAATGGCAGGATGTATGTAGGTAAAAAACTTGCCAAATTCAAAACAACCAAACCACCCTTGAAAGGTAAAAAGAACAAACGTCGTGGCACTAAAGAAAGTGACTGGCGTGATTATTGGGGTAGTTCAGATAATCTACAAGCAGATGTGTTAGAATTAGGCGAAGATAAATTTACCAGACAAATTTTACACATTTGTCCAAGCAGAGGTGTTGCAAGTTACCTCGAAGCAAAAGAGCAGTTTGACAGAAATGTATTGCTCACAGACGATTACTATAACGGAATTATTAATGTTAGAGTAGGCGGTTCAAAAATCTTGCGTGAAGCACTTGATAAGATATAATTATATAACGAACAAGGCATAAACAGACACAAAGTCAAACTAACAGACACCAAGTCAAACTCACCAGACACAAAGTCTTTCACAAACATAAACAGCACACAAGGTTAGCAGGCCGGTTATTAATTCTGCTGTGGAAAAACTGACGAAAATGTAATCAGACACGTACACACTGAGACACACCCACTGGTGTTAAGTATTGGTGCCGATTGAATGCTGTCAATCAAACAACTGCATATTACACATAAAAACTGTACACTTAGGAACGAGAGTACAGGTATAATGTTACATATATTGCACATTAACCGCTGTATGCGTCCTTAATGTTACATATATTGCACATTAGATGTCGACGTAGGTTGGGAAAGGTCAGAGCCCATTGTGTAGCAGTAAAACACCTACTTCCGATCTCGGCTGATGTACAACTCACATGAGGTATTTTTTTAAGGAACCGTAATAGGTTCCGTCTGACCTCTACAATCTACATGAGATACCAATTTTGTTTCTTCAAAACAAAATCATGTCATTGTGTTTATATGTTCTTTCTTCTAAAGTGTTTCAAACGAATGATCGAGTTGAGTGAAACGAAACGAGAGAATGAGGTTTGGAAAGGCCTAACAGGCCTATTTACTTGAGGTTAAACTTTATAGGATATTTTGACTTGAAGGGAATAAATTTTTTTGATCTTCTAACAGAAATTATAATTCTTCTGATTCTGGTTTTCCTGCTTTTGCTTTGTTGTACTTGTTTATTATTTTTGTAGCCACAACTCTTTCATTTGCACTCATCATATAAGCATCTTGCCATGATATACTTCCATTGGAATACACGGCTATCTCAATTATACTCTTTTCTAATTGATCGGCTTCTTTTCTAAGTTTGTTTATGAGGTTGAGAATCTCTTGGGGTTCAGATCGACTTAGGAAGCCGTGAAAAAATTTACAGGGTCAAAGCCAATTTCTTTTGTAAATTGGACCTCACATTTTTCGCATTCTAATTGAACTTCTTTGTTAACACCAACTTTGTTTACGTCTGCAATTTTGGCCTCAACTGCCTTACCAATACTGCTTTCAGAATTTTCAAGGAACTCTCTGATATTGTTTCTATCAGTTACAAGGAACTCTTCACCTTCAGCATCTTTGCCTCTGACACTTGCTACACTGTCAACAATGAGTTCAAAGTTAAGTGCGGCAACTTGCATAAAGTTTGTGTTAAACTGTCTAAGTTGTTCTACTTCGTCATCAATTTCTTGAATGCTTTGTAAACTTCTTGATGTTTGGAAATTTGCAATTCCGGCTTTTACTGAACTTTCATATGTGAATGGTCTTATTTCAAGTTCTAAACCGTCTGCTGTTTTGTGTACATATGATTCTTCCACAATGCTCATTGTGTCTAATGCCATTTCAATACTGGCAACACTTTCAATTGGTTCCTCACATTCTGGACATGTACCGGATATGTTAACTTCGTCACCGTAAGTAGCACCTTGTATAGCAATAAGCAGTGCATCTACATCGTTGCTGATGAGACTCCTTGGCTTATTGACTGCTGGTACACAACTTTGTATTACCTGGGCCACTGATTCACCGTTAAGCAACGCATCTGGATTTTTCATGATCATTTCGTCTTTGGCAGTCATTGGAAATATTGCTAACTCTCCATTTTCTGGCATGTCAACGACGTCATCATCAATATAAAATAAACCTTGCGATGGTATCTTGGTGTATAACTTAGGACTTCTAAAATAGCCCTGAAGTGGATTTTGGTTTTTTGACATAATTAAAACTCCTGTTTAAGACATTGATAAATACTACAATAAGTATAAATGTATCAGTGCTTATGATATCTATTTATCACCATAAAAATGGTACTTAATGAGTTTTTGAACTATGGCAGAAAAAATAACAATTAATTTACCTGGACCAGACGGTGTATCTATTCCCGTTGATATGCCAGCATGGGCGTTAGAAGAAACGCAATTAAAGTTATTAGCCGCCGCAGATTCTAATAAAAATTACAACGAAGACAGTAAAAAAGCATTAGAAAAATTAGTTGGACACATTGTTGATGGTAACAAAAACGATAAAAAAGACTCAAAAGAAGCCAATAAAGATAGAGATAAAGCAGGCAAGGCTTTAAACGACATAGCGAAAAATACGGATAAAAAGAACAATAAAGGCGGTAAAGGCGGCATTGCTGATGAGGCCTCAGACTCGTTAGGCATGTTTGCAAAAGCTCTAACATACGTATCAGGCACAGTTATAGGCACCTTAGTTGGTGGTTTTGCGTCAGTAGTATCAGGTTCTTATGGGTTAGGTAAGGTATTAAGCGACTTATCATTAACTGGTGTAGGCTTTGATACCACTCTCAATGAATCAGCAAATGCTATAGCAGGGTTAAATCAATTAGGCATGACCACTAAGCAGGCCGCGGGCCTTATGGCTGAATACAGCGGTATTGTACAAACAGTGGGTAAGCCTGCATTTGTACAGGCTCAACGTGAATTTGCTAAAGCAACTGGATTTGGTAGTGAATTTGGTATGACAATGCATGAAGCGTCTACAGTGTTAGCAGAAGAATTAGAGACCAGACAGCAATTGGGTATTTTAGGAAAGATTGATGCTATCGAAACTGCTAAACGTACAAAAAAACTGTACAAAGAACAATTTTTACAAACTCAACTGTTAGGTAAAAGTATAGATGATATACGTGGCGCAAGTGAAAAAACTTTAGCCGATCAAGCCACAGTAAAATTAGCATTTATAAGAGCAACACAAACATTAGGACCTGAAGCCGCAGAAGCATTCAGGGTAGCAACTGCAAGTTCTATGTCTAATTTAAAAGCAGTTGGTGTTAGTCAAGAAGTCATAGACCAAATGGGTATGGCAATGTTTGATGTGAATGCATTCCAGAGTGAAGGTGCTCAGGCAATGAGGGAAGCCTTAATGGCCACAGGCACAAGTGCTGGTAGAGAGATCGAAGGTTCCTTGCTTAACATTAACAAAATGATAAAAGCAGGCGACACTGAAGGTGCCGCAAAAGAACAAGCAAAATTATCAAAACAATTTATTAAATTAGGTGAAGAAATGGCCGCAGACGGCGGCAAAGGTGCTCAGAGATTCCAGAGCATGTTGGCAACATTAGGGCAAACAAATCCAATGGTGGAAATGATTGCATCAATGCAACCAGACCTATTGAGGGCCGCAAAAAAATTAGCAGACGGTGTGGCAGACGAAGTTAATCAAATGGCAATAGCCGCGGCAACATTTGACAACGCCAAAGCCATGCTATCAGGCGCATTCGAAGGCATAGAAACTTCTATTAATGCCGCACTTGGAAAACCATTGTCTTACTTGGCAGATGCATTTACTAATGAAGGTATAAAACGTGGCAAAAATAATGCCATCCTTGATAAAAATGGGAAAGCATTATTACTTGCTAAAGATATAGTCGACGCAAACGGCAAGGTAATAAAAAAACAAGGCGAAGCAGTCACAGATGTAACACATTTAACAAAAGAACAACAAAAACAAATGGTTAAAACTCCAGGGATAATGAGTGTGTTCAATGATGCAATGGATGAGATTAGAAAAGCATTCATTGATTTATTAATGCCTGTTACAGAAGCAGACGGTGAAGTAAAAGATTTTGCTCAGGTACTAAGAGATAAGTTATCTCCGATGATAAAAAGTGCAGGTGAAACAGTTGCTAACTTTATTAGGACTTTTGATTTTAAACAATTTTGGGAAGATACTAAATCAACATTTAACAATGTAAAAGATGGATTCAATACCTTTATAGAAAAAATGAAAGTATTAGGCGGTTTTTTAAGTTCAGTAGGCAGTGCATTAAAATCATTAGCAACATTTATATATGACTTCACTGGTAACGATGAAAAAACCAGCAAGTCGGGTATTGTGATGGAACGTAATGGAGAAGCAGTTGCACTTACTGATACACAACAAGCAAGTGTTGAGAAAGAACTTATGACTCTGCCTGCAGGGCCGGAACAAGAAGAACTTTCAAGGTTACTTCGAAATTCTGCAGAACGCAAAAACGAAATTAAACAAGACGTTGCCAAAGAAAAAGGCATCAGCATAGACGAGGTTAAAACTGAACAATTAGAGACAGCCATTAAAGATGCACACAACGATGGCGCAAAAACAGCCTTTGAACGTATTAACTGGTTAAAGATTGGCGGATTAATTGTTGGTGGTATGGCAGTTAAAAAAGGCATAGGTGTTTTAAAAGATAAACTATTTGGCGGCGCCACAGCAAAAGGTCCTTCAGGTATAGGCAGTGACAACGGTAAAGGACTTGGTAAAAGTATTGCCAATGTTGGCAAAGGCATAGGCAAAGGATTAGGCGGCATAATTGCTGGTTTCTTTACAGCATTTACTCCGGCGGCAGTTGCAGGTGCGGCATTTTTTGCGGCGGCAGTTGCGGCGGCATCACTTGGTATTGGAGCGGCATCAGTCATATTAGGAAAATCACTTCCTGTTTTAGCAGAAGGATTAAAATCGTTTGAAGGCATCGACGGCATGAACTTAGCAAAAGTTGCCGGGGGCATGGCGGCACTTGGCGGCGGCTTAGCGGCATTTGGCGCAGGAGCGGCAGTAGGTGCTGTGGGCGGAACCATTGCTGGATTATTAGATCTATTACCAGGCAAGAGTCCTTTAGAAAAATTAAAAGAATTTGCTGACGCAGACATAGGCGATGTTGCAAAAATCACATCAAACGCAGAGGCAATGGTAGCCTTTGGTGCGGCAATGGCGGCATATGGCGGAGGCCAGGCTGTAGCAGGTGCAGGTGGATTAATGGAAGGCATTGGCAGTTTTGTTAATTGGGCATTTGGCGGTGACAGTCCTTTAGAAAAAGTTAAAAAGTTTGGTGAAGAAGATATTAATGCAGAAGGTGTTAGTAAAAATGCATCAGCATTATTGTTATTCAGTGATGCAATGACCAGTTTTAATGGCACAATGAATGAAGGCATTTCAGATACAGCAATTAAAACCACTATAGCACAAGTAAATTCACTAAGCGAAGCATACGAGCGTTTAGCAAAAGTTGACACAGATAAATTAACAAAACTAATACCAGTATCACCGCAAGAGTCTACTTTAGTTGATAACACCACAGCAGAAAAAATGGGCTTTGGCAGTACTGATACTGTACAACCATCACCAGCATCTCAAGACCTCAGTGCTAAAAAGCCTGCTATGGCAAGTGCAACTGACGGTGCTCCAGGTAAAGAAAGCAAAGTTGAAGAATTGCTAACACAACTTGTAAATCAAGGGCAAAGAACAGAAATGCAATCAGCAAGACAAAGCGGTGAACTAATAGACCAAATCAAGAACATCTAAAAATACTTGACTTTTCTGATAAATACTGCTACAATATATAAAATTATGGAACTTGTATGAGTTGGAGAAAACATTTTACACCCGTTGACAATAGTGGCTTGCCATTAAATGTCCAATCAACACCAGGCGGTGATGGTCATGGGTTCGGTGCTAATCAACTATCCAGTTGGTTACCAGAAGTGTACGCAGGATCACCTAATCGCTTAATACGTTATATGCAATACGATAACATGGATGGCGACACAGAGATTAATGCGGCCTTAGACACGATTGCAGAGTTTGGCACACAAGAAGATGAATCAACAGGATTACCATTTGCAGTAGATTGGACAGAAGATCCAAGTGACACTGAAAACAAAATTGTACAAAAAACATTAACACAATGGTGTAACCATAATAATTTATATAAAAGAGCATTTAGAATTTTCCGTAACAGTATCAAGTACGGAGATCAAGTATTTTTAAGAGACCCGGAAACATATGAACTGTTTTGGGTTGACCCAGCAAACATTGAAAAAGTTATTGTAAATGAAACAGAAGGTAAGAAAATTGAAACTTACTTTATCAAAAACTTAAACCCAATTTTCCAAGAAAAAATTGCAACAGATGTAGCGGCAATGCATGCCAGACCATTTGGTAGTGGGCAAGGCATAACAGGCATTATGAGTCCTACTAATTCTGACAGTGGCGGTAGTTACTTAACAGGTGCAATGGATGGTGTTGATCAAGGCATACCTGTACCAGCAGAACACGTGGTACACATCAGTTTAACAGAAGGCATGGACAATAACTGGCCTTTTGGTATCAGCATATTAGAACCAATCTTTAAAATATTCAAGCAAAAAGAATTACTCGAAGATAGTATTATCATATACAGAGTGCATAGAGCACCTGAAAGACGTGTGTTCTTTATTGACGTGGGTAACATGCCTCCTCATAAAGCAAGACAGTATATTGAACAAGTTAAATACGAAGTACAACAAAAACGTGTACCAGGTAAAAACAAAGAAGGCGGCAGTGTAGCCGATAGTGCTTATAACCCAATGAGCATGTTAGAAGATTACTTCTTTGCACAAACGGCAGACGGCAGAGGTTCAAAAGTTGACACATTACCGGGCGGAGAAAACCTTGGACAGATAGATGATTTAAGGTACTTTAACAATAAACTTCTACGTGGTTTACGTATACCAAGTTCTTACTTACCGACAGGACCAGAAGACGGTTCCGCGACATATAATGATGGAAAAGTAGGTGTAGCATACATTCAAGAGTACAGATTTGCCAAGTATGTTGAACGTTTACAAAAACAAATACAAGAAGATTTAGACAGAGAATTTAAAATGTTCCTCAAACACAGAGGAATAGAAATTGATTCATCATCTTTCTATATTCAATTTAACAAGCCTATGAACTTCAGCAGTTATAGAGAAATTGAGTTAGAAGCACAAAAGGCTCAACTGTTTGCACAGGTACAAGCAATACCGTACATGAGCAACCAATTTAAACTTAAGAAGTATCTTGGTCTTACTGAAGACGAAATCAAAGAAAATGAAGAAATGTGGCGTCAAGAAAATGCATTTGCTAAGTATGAAAAAGCACAAGATCAAACACAGGCAGGATTAAGTAACATCGGTGTTAGACCAGAACCAAATATTGATGTCGATATAGATGCTGAACCAGACTTAGGCGAGTTAGATACTGAAATGGATCCTACAGCAGATTTAGGCGATGTAGCAGATCCAGGTGCAACAGGCGGCGCACCAACTGACACAATTTGATAAATATAGATATGAGATTAAACGAATTTTACAATCCAGAAGATGATAACTTTACAAAACGTAAGCCTGATGATACAAGAAAGGCAAAGTTGACTCTGGAAGAATTGCAAAAGTTAAGAAAAGTTAGAGATATGAAAAAAGGCGAAGACGTAGAACACGATAAATTTGTGCGTGTTATGTATGCCCAGCCTACACAATCAGATACACTATAATAAACTGTAGTTTTTAGTATTTGTACCCAAATACTAAATAATTCTATAGTTTAGACAGAAATAGACCAAAATCACACCATAATCCCCCACATTTCACACGATTATATAAGTATTATATGTAGATAGGTACGCTCATGTGCCTTTCGTACTAATTTAATTAAATTGGAGGCCACTAATGTCAGAATCAAATAAATTAGAGCAGATTCTTGAACTTCTCCTTGCTGAAGAAAATGAAAAAGCAGAAGAGCTTTTACATGAGTACGTAGTAGACAAAGCTCGTTCACAGTATGAAAAAGTACTTGACGAAGCAGAGGAAGTTGAAGTAGACGAGTCTGAAGAAACAGAAGAAGAAGCAGTTGAAGAGTCAGAGGAATCTGAAGAAGAGGCTGTTGAAGAGTCAGCAGAAGAGTTAGAAGTTGAAGAAACAATCGACCAAACTAACGACTTCGAAGACGACATCATGCGAGACAACGACGAAATCGAAGCAGACGAGTCAGGACTTGAAGAAGATGACGAAGAAGAAATGGACAGTGTTGAAGGTGAAGAAGACCTTGAAGACAAAGTCGATGATTTAGAAGCAGAACTTGAAGATCTAAGAGCTGAATTCGAAAAGTTATTAGCAGACGACGATAAAGAAGACGACGCAGAAATAGATGATTTAGAAGCACCGGAAATGGATATGGACGGCGAAGAAGAAGAATTCGAATCTGTAGAATATGATATCGAAGAGTCAGTTGACGACGAAGTTGTTGAAGAAGCAACAAAATTTAGTGATACTGTAGCAGAGCCAAAAGGCGGCGAAGCAGACAGCAACGAATCACCATTTACAAAAGCACCTAAGTCTACTAAAGTAGCAGGCGCAGGCGCACCAGTCAAAGCCAAAGATGGCGGCGAAGGTAATAAAGGTGAATCAGCAAAGGATCACACACCTACAGACAACATCAAAGTTGAACCTAAAAAGGCATAAGTCTTTTTAAACTGATAGGAATTAGGAATTATGGCACGAAAACTTTATGAATATATGGCTCCTGCTCAGGCAGGACTGAAGTTATTAGAATCCGAAGACGGAAAAGACTTGTTTATGGCAGGACTTTTCATTCAGGGCGATACTAAAAATCAAAACGGAAGAGTATATCCAAAAAGTGAAATTGAACGTGCCGTAGAAAGTGTTAGATCAAGATTGGGAACTGGCGAAACTGTGTTGGGCGAATTAGACCATCCAGAAGAACTACAAATCAATTTAGATAGAGTAAGCCATATCATCACAGACATGTCTGTAGATGGTAGCGATGGCTTAGGTAAACTTAAAATCATAGATACACCAATGGGTAACATTGCAAGAAGCCTTTTAAAGGCAGGAGCAAAACTGGGTGTAAGTAGTAGGGGTAGTGGTAATGTAAATGAGTCAGGTAAAGTATCTGATTTTGACATTGTTACTGTCGACATAGTGGCACAACCAAGTGCTCCGGATGCCTACCCAAAGACAATTTATGAGAGTTTGTTTAACATGAGAGGGGGCGAAGTAATATTTAATACTGCGGCCGCCGTAACACACGATATAAGTGCAGAAAAACATCTAATGAATCAAATCACTGGTTTTATTAGAGAATTAAACTTAAAATAAGTAGGAGAACTACTATGGCAGTGACATTTAATGAAATACTTGAGGGAACAGAGCTTTCGGAAGAAGTGCGTGTTTCTATTCAAGAGACTTGGGAGTCACGCCTAACTGAAGCCAAAGAAGCATTAACGGCAGAACTACGTGAAGAGTTCGCTCAAAGATATGCCCACGATAAGGGTTTAATCGTTGAAGCAATGGACAACTTCATAACAACGAAAGTTGAAGCCGAAGTTGCAGAATTGGCAGAAGACAGAAAGGCGTTGGCCGAACAACAGGTCAGATATCGCAAGGCTGTTAGTGAACATGCAAAACTACTTGACAAATTTGTTACTACAGCAGTAGCAAACGAAGTTAAAGAATTACGTGCCGACCGTAGTCGTGTTGCTGAACATGTAGGAAAGTTAGATAACTTTGTTACTGATCAGTTAGCAGAGGAATTGAAAGAATTCCACGAAGACAAGAAAGCATTAGTTGAACAAAAAGTTAAAATGGTTAGAGAAGGCAAAATGCAATTAGCAGAAGCCAAAAAAGACTTCATTAAGAAAGCGGCTGATAAAGTCGAAGGCGTTATTAATAACGTTCTTGTTAATGAAGTAAAATCTTTCCGTGATGACATCACTTCAGCACGTGAAAATGACTTTGGACGTAGAATCTTTGAAGCATTTGCAACAGAATATAACGTAAGTTATTTGAATGAAGCAAAAGAAATTAAAGGTGTCCAAAAAGCATTAGCCGAAATGGAAACTAAGTTAAGAGAAGCAGGTGAAAAACTTGAAGAGCAATCAGAAGGTAATAAACTTGTTGAATCAAAACTAAGAATAGCAGAAGATCGTTATGCTCGTAAAGAGACTTTAACAAATCTTATGTCACCGTTAGGTAAAGAGAAGAGAGAGATTATGTCAGATTTACTTGAAAGTGTAAAGACAGAGAACTTACAGAAGCAATTCGATAAGTATCTTCCATCAGTTTTAGATGGCGAAACACCAAGAGTGAAAAAGACAATAACAGAGTCTGTAAGAACAGAAGAAACAGGCAACAAGAAGGCATCTGCGAAAGTAGAAGCCAATGACAGCACGGATGTTGTAGAAATACAAACGATCCGTAAATTAGCCGGACTTTCAAAATAATCAGGAGCAAAAAAATGGCAAATTTATTTGAAAGCAACTGGTCCGCAACCAAAGATGCATTGATGGAAGGCCTTAGTGGTCAACGTCAAAAAACTATGGACGTGGTCCTCGAAAACGCAAAGCGTCAATTGTCAGAGGCCGCAACCACAGGTGCAACAGGTGCAGGTTCAGTAGCAACATTAAACAAGGTAATGTTACCTTTGATCAGAAGGGTTATGCCTTCAGTGATCGCAAACGAACTTGTTGGTGTACAACCAATGAGTGGTCCAGTAGGACAAATCCACACACTAAGAGTCCGTTATGCGGAAACTGGTGGTGGAGCAACAGCAGGTGACGAGGCATTAAGTCCTTTCAAACTTGCTAATTCATACGCTGGTAGCCCAGACGCCACAGCGGCGGCTGAGGGAACACCAGGTAAGAAAATGAGCATTCAAATCTTAAAAGAAACTGTTGAAGCGAAGACAAGACGTCTTTCAGCAAGATGGACTTTTGAGGCGGCTCAAGATGCAGAAGCAATGCACGGCGTAGACGTTGAAGCAGAAATCATGCAGGCATTAGCACAAGAAATCGTAGTAGAAATCGACCAAGAAATTATCGGTTCTTTACGTAACTTGGCTGGAGCAGGTACGGCTTTAGACTTTAATGGTTTAGGTTCAGCATATACTCCTACATACGTCGGTGATCGTCATGCATTATTGGCAATCGAAATCAACCGTGCGGCAAACAGAATAGCGGCAAGAACAAGACGTGGCGCTGGTAACTACATCGTAGTATCTCCAGAAGCATTAACTGTTCTTCAGTCAGCATCAACTTCAACGTTCGCAAGAACAACTGAAGGTTCTTTTGAGTCTCCAACAAACACTAAGTTTGTAGGTACTTTAAATGGAACAATCAAAGTATTCGTAGACAACTACGCGGCAGACGGTACTAAAGTACTTGTCGGCTACAAAGGTTCAAGCGAAACTGATGCGCCAGCATTCTACTGCCCATACGTACCATTAATGAGCACAGGTCCAGTTATGGATCCTGCTACATTTGAACCAGTAGTGTCATTCATGACACGTTATGGTTACAAAGAACTTACTAACACAGCAAGTTCATTGGGTAACGCGGCAGATTACGTTGATGCAATTAGCATGTCTAACGTAGCATTCCAGTAAGCCTTAAAACTTACCAGAAAATTAAAAGCACTCTTCGGAGTGCTTTTTTTTGATTGAAAAATCTTTTGTTTCATTATGATAAATAGTTGTAAGACAACTGTTGGCGTAGGATTACTAAATGGCAAATAAAAGAACATATATAAATGCAGACGAAGAACTAATAGTTCAGGGTCGACTGATCATTGAAGGTAATATTGAGCAAAGACAATATACCAATACTGTAACATACAGCGAAACAAAGTTTGAAGGTGAAACCTTCATTATCAACAGTGATGGCTTCGACAAAGATGACGTAGCCACAGACGCAACATTAAAGTTAAGATCAGGCGCCGGATACGGTGTATTAACATACCAAAGTGCAACCAACAAACTTGTCATAGATAAAACAATAGTAGCACCTACAGTAGAAGCCAACTTAACAGGAACAGCAACAGCGGCAGATTCCTTATCTTCTCCTTTTTCAGTTCAAGTATCAGGTGCAGTTAGTTCTACATCATACGATTTACAAAATGCCGGCGACTCAATAAACATAGCAACTGTATTCAGTGCTACAGGAGTAACAGCAGGCAATTATGGTACTGCATCAGCAGTGCCTACTTTTACAGTTAATGCAGGTGGACAGTTAACATCAGCATCTAATACAACAATAGATATTGCATCATCACAAGTTAATGATTTAGAATCTGTAGTCGAAGGATTTTTTAGTGCAAATGACACAGGTGGCGATGGTTCTCTTTCATATGCATCGGGTGTAATTACTTATACAGGCCCAAGTGCAAGTGAAACAAGAGCTCACTTCACAGGTGGCACAGGAATAACATATAGTTCAAGTACAGGTGATATCAGTATCACTGATAATGTACTCGGCGATACGCCAGGCACATACGGAGATGCTACACACGTTTCCAGAACGCAAGTCAATTCACGTGGTCAAGTTACTGCAATTTCAGAAGTAGAAATCAATATACCTCATAACCATATCACAGACTTTGACAGTGCCAGTAGAGCATTATTGGCTGTTAATGACACAGGCGGTGATGGAAGTTTAGCATATAACAGCTCAACAGGTGCATTCACATATACCGGTCCAAGTGCAAGTGAAGTAAGAGCTCACATCAGTGTTGACGATACAGCAGGAAACGATGGCTCATTGTCATACAATAGTACAACAGGTGTTATAACATTTGTAGGAACAAGTGCCGCAGAAACAAGAGCTCATATCAGTGTTACTGATGCTGGTGGAGACGGAAGTTTAGCATATAACTCAGGAACAGGTGTTATTACTTACACAGGTCCAAGTTTAGCACAAGTACAAGCAAGAATAGATAATTCAGCAAGTAATGTTAGAGCCCACTTTAGCGGTGGTGACGGCATTGACTTAGCAAGTGGTGTCATAGATGTTGACACTTCAGTAGTAAGAACAACAGGCAATCAAAGTATTGCTGGCATCAAAACATTTACAGGCAGTGTAGATTTAAGCAGTGCAACAGTACCAGGCTTCACAGTCACAGGCGACTTAAATGTTACTGGTGAATTTAACAGTTTAACCCAAGTAGATTTACTTGTAGAAGATACAAGTATCACAATGCGATCAGGCGCCGCAGGTAATGGCGATGCACACATTTATGTTGTAGCAACCGGTAGCGATCCATATTTAAAATGGGACACAGGTTCAAGCAGATGGCAGTTTAGCAACGACGGTGCATCTGATAAAGATATATTATTGCTAACAGATTTTAGTGCAAGTAGTGGTATTAATTATAATAGTAGTACAGGTGCCTTCACAGCAGACAACAGCGAAATAAGATCGCTTGTTAGTGTTAGTGATGGAGGCGGAGACGGCAGTTTAAGTTATGATGCACCCACAGGTGTAATTACTTACACAGGTCCAAGCCCAGCAGAAGTAAGAGCTCACATCAGTTCTAACAATGTAAGTGGCGATGGCTCTATTAGTTATAACAGCACTTCGGGTATTATTAGTTACACCGGTCCAAGTGCCGCAGAAACAAGAACACACTTTAGTGTTACAGATAGTGGTGGCGACGGAAGTCTTGCTTACAACAGTACATCAGGTGTATTTACTTATACAGGACCAAGCCTTGCAGAAGTACAAGCAAGGATAGACGATTCAGCAAGTAATGTTAGAGCACATTTTAGTGCAAGTAATGGCGTTGACTACAATAGTTCAACAGGAGCATTCCAGGCTGTAGAAAGTGAAATACAACATGACAGTTTAGATGGTTTTGTAGCAAATGAACACGTGGACCATTCAGCAGTAGATATCACAGCAGGTACTGGTTTAACTGGTGGCGGTGATATAACCACAAGTAGAACATTAAATGTTATTGGCGGAGATGGTATTACAGCAAATGCAAATGACATCGAAGTTGACAGCACAGTTATAAGAACAACAGGTGATCAAAGTTTAGCAGGTACTAAAACATTCACAGGTAAATTAATTTTACCAACCACTGACGTAACAGATGCAGGAGCAATATTCACAGACTCCAATGAGGCATGGGTATATGTCAATGGTACTAAGAAACAAATTACTCCAGCAGGCAGTGTTGGATATGTAGAAGAATCCAGTTCAGGTCAAACTTATGCTAATCCTGGTATAACAGGTTCAAGCACACACGAACTGTATTCAGGTCAAAGATCAAGTGGTGGTAATTTATACCACGGTATCAAAGGCATTAACGACGGAACATATACAACTATTACATCTGACACTAACACAGTTTCAATTGATGCAGACATCAGTGCAATCAGAGGCGCCTTTAGTGCAAGTGGAGATTTAAGTTATAACAGCACAACAGGTACATTCAGTTTTACCAATGACGCAGGTGACATAGAAAGTGTCACAGCAGGAACAGGTTTAACTGGAGGTGGTACATCAGGTGCAGTAACATTAAATGCAGACCAGTCCTACATCAGAGGTTCAATCAGTGCAAGTGGATTAGTAAGTTATAACAGCTCAACTGGTGTAATAACAACCACAGCAGATAACTATTCAAGTTGGTCAGTGCAAACAGAATCAGGTCCAGGAGCATCGGCTCCTATCACAAGCGGAGATTCGTTAATATTAACAGGTGGCACAAATATAACTGTTACTAACTCCGGCGACACAGTTACTATTTCAAACGATAACCCTGCTGACATCACAGGTGTTGCGGCAGGCTCAGGTTTAACAGGTGGCGGCAACTCAGGACAGGTAACATTAAATATAGGCGCTGGCACAGGTATAAGTGTAGCGGCTGATAGCATTGGCACAGATGATGCTCATATTAGAACATTAATAAGTGCAGGTGGCGACTTAGCATACAACAATACTACTGGTGTTATAAGTTACACTACCCCAACAGAAAGAACAGATGCTGAAGTACGTGCCTTACTTAGTGCAAGTGGCGATATCTCTTATAACAGCTCAACAGGTGTTATCAGTTTCTCAGCCGCAACTGCTCCAGTAACCAGTGTTAATGGTGAGACTGGTGCAATAACTTTAAGCACAGACGATATAGACGAAGACGGTTCACCTATTAATTTATGGTTTACAAACACAAGAGCCAGAGCGGCAATTAGTGCAAGTGGTGACTTAGCATATAACAGCACAACAGGTGTTATAAGTTACACTACTCCAACTGAAAGAACAGATGCAGAAGTGCGAGGTTTAATCAGTGTTAGTGATACAGGCGGCCATGGAAGCCTTGCTTATAACAGCTCAACTGGTGTAATTACTTACACAGGTCCAAGTGCAAGTGACACCAGAGGCGACCTAAGTTCAGGAACTGGTATTTCGTTTAATCAATTATCAGGTGCTATCAGCACAAACGACAGTCAAATTGTACATGATAGTTTAAGTGGCTTTGTAGCAAATGAACACGTTGATCACAGTTCGGTAAGCATTACAGCAGGCGCCGGTTTAACAGGCGGTGGTGATATAACCACAACAAGAACACTTAATGTTGCAGGCGGAAATGGTATATCTGTAGCGGCAGACGAGATAACAACAGACGATACTTATATTAAAGGATTGTTTAGTGCAAGTGGCGACATTTCATATAACAGCTCAACTGGTGTATTCAGTTTCACAGACTCCGACACAGTAGGCACAGTAACAAGTGTAAGTGTTGGCACAGGTTTAGATGTAAGTAATGCAACTACAACTCCAAGTATTACTTTAGATTTATCAGAACTTACTGATATGACAGCGGCAGTTGTTGGTACACAAGATGAACTTATCCTACTTGACAATGGCGCAGAAAGAAGAAAACTAATTGGTGAAATTACACTAAGTGACTTTAATAACGACCTTGGTAACTATGGTGGTTGGACAAGTAACGTTGGTGATATCACAAGTGTAACTGCCGGTGCCGGTTTATCAGGCGGAGGCACATCAGGTGCAGTTACTTTAACAGTTGGCGCAGGTGATTATATAACTGTTAATGCAGACGATATAGACGTTCAAGCCACATCAGCCAATACAGCAAATAAAATTGTAGCCAGAGATGGAAGCGGTAACTTTAGTGCAGGTGTTATTACAGCAACAGCAACAGCGGCACGTTATGCGGATTTGGCAGAAATGTACACAGCAGATGCCAGTTATGATCCAGGCACAGTTGTTATAGTAGGTGGCGAAGCAGAAGTAACAGTAACAGACAATCCAGGCAGTTATAGAGTTGCCGGTGTTGTTTCCACAGACCCAGCATATTTAATGAATGCCGAATCACAAGGTGTAGCAGTAGCATTACGTGGTAGAGTGCCATGTAAAGTTGTTGGCAACGTAAACAAAGGTGATGTATTAATTACAAGTGATCTACCAGGACATGCAATGGTAGGCGCAATGGCACATTCTTTAAGTTCTCTACAAATCATTGGAATTGCTTTAGAAACAAAAACAGAAGCCGCTCCAGGCATTATTGAAGTTTTAGTTTAAAATTCTACCCTATCCCACAGCAATCATTTAATAGTGATAAATACTTGTAACGGCGAAGACAGTATCGCGTGATACTGACAATGTTTAAGACATTGAACTAACCGAGGACAATATGGCGATTTTTGGTAATTTTAAAGGTACCACTACTTCTGAATTTAAGATCGGAAAGTCAAGTGGTAGCAAAATATCTACAGGCACACAACCATCCAGTGATTTATCTGCTGGCGACCTTTGGATAGACTCTGATAACAGCACTTTAAAAATATATAACAGCGGCTGGAAACCAGTAGGAGAAAGTTTAAGTACCCTATTAGTTGACAACGGTACGTTAAGTGTTGACTCAGCCAATGACACCGTGTCCATCGGTTCAACGAGTTCAAATGAAAGATTATTTGTAAATGGTAATTTAAGATTAGGTACCAACCCAAGTTTACAATACAGCGGAGCCTATTTAGATTTAAAACACAGCAACGGCTCAGCCAGTGTTATCAGAGTAGTAGATAACAACTCCGGCAACAATCCAATATTTAAAGTATACAATGCAAGTAATAGCTCTGAGGTATTTAAAGTAGATGGTTCTTCAATCACTATTAATAATACTTACAATTTGCCTACAGCAGATGGAACAGCAGGGCAAGTTATTAAAACAGATGGTAGCGGAACACTTTCCTTTACAGATGCAGGCGGCGTAGGCGGTTCAACAACTCAAGTACAATATAATAAGAGTGGCGTATTATCAGGCGATGCTGATTTTACATTTGATGACAGTACAAATACTTTGCAAGTTACAAACTTAGATGTTATGGGCTCATTTAGTCACGTAGAAGACTATGGTAGCATTACACAAGCGGCAAACATTGTAGTTGATTATGGTGTAGTCACAGTCGATGATAGACAACCAACATCTCATGATAGTTACACAGTTGCTGAAGCAAATGCATTAACATATATCAATCCAGGTGATATGATATTTGTAAGTAACGAGACAGGGGGTGCTACAATGGCTTTTTACGATGGCACTGATTGGAGAAGAATCACAGACAGAGCAGTTATTAGCTCATAATATTTTAATAGGACACACACATGCCAAAGGCAAAACAAAATATAGAATTATCGTTAGCACAAAAAGTAGATAAAATAGACATAGAAAAAATCACTGCCGAAGTAACAGAAAAAATTACAAAGCAGGTAGAAGCACAATTAACAGAACAAGTTGCCGATATGGTAACTGAAATGAATAAGTTCTCAGGTGAGATAGAAGGTAAACTTCAAGTTGCATTAGGCAAGATTAATTCTGCAAGTGAGCAACGTAGAGAGAAAATTACACTTACCAGTGAACACCAGTTTTCAATAGAAGCAAACTTAGATGGATTAATGTTTGCTAAAGAAGGAGATCCGATCTTAATGATTGGTAAAAACGGACAATTAGGTTCCGGTACCAGAGCTCCAAGAAGTTTTGGTAGAGGTAGTGCCCACTTTAAGTGTGCAAACTACAGCAGTGAAGCAATACTGCCCAGTGTAGGCGATGGCGTTACCAGGGGTGTATTAATTGAAAGTGATGGTGATGACGATAAAAGTTTTTCTCTAAGAGCAGTTAGTAGAATGAATCGTCAAGGGTTTAATGTGTTTAGTGATGGTTCTCTTGGTATTAACAAGTTTAAAAAGAACAACAACGAAACATTAAGTGTGTACCACAAACAAGCAGACGGCGATGTGATGAACATAGAAGTACCGTCAAAAGATTTCACAGGATCAGTATTAAAAATTGATGCTAATCCAGGAGAAAACAAAGGTTGGAAAGCAATCAGTGTTAATAGTAACGTTGGTGAAAACGATCTTAAGACAGAAACATTTAAAGTCAACGGACAAGGTGATGTTTTTGCAGGAGGCACATTATTTAATAATGCATCAGGATATTCAGAATTTTTTGAATGGGAAGATGGAAATGCCAGAGGCGAAGACAGGAACGGATTTACGGTAACTGTTACAAAGGAAGGAAAAATTAGAGTAGCGGACGATGACAGTGATGCAATACTTGGTGTGATAGTTGAGAGATCAGCATTAGCCAGTAATGCAAAATGGAATCATTGGCGAAATAAATATTTTCAAGACTTGCATGGCAAACGAGCTGAGCAGGCATATGAAATTGTAGAATGGATGGAAGCAGAAACTTCTACAATGAAAAGTTTTTATAAAGACGGACTTGATCCTAAATTTGCATTACCAGAGAATGCATGTATTATAGAAACAGACGAAGATGGTAACGAGATGAAAAGACCTTTAGTGAATTCTGCATATGAATATGCACAAGAATACGAAGGCAGACAAGACAGACAGGGATGGGCAATGGTTTGTGTTTTAGGAACCATACCTATTTTTAAAGGACAAGTTTTAAACAAAAACTGGATAAAGATCAAAGATTTATCAGATGAGATGGAACTGGTTTTAATAAGGTGAAAAATTTTAGATTTAGATAAATATATCTATAGTAAACTAATACTTTTAGGGGAAAGTAATGGCAACAGCAATTCAAAGAAGACGAGGTACCTCGACGCAACACGGTAGTTTTACCGGATTAGCGGGTGAGATTACGATCGATACAACTAACAATACCGTCATAGTACATGATGGTACAACAGCAGGTGGTCACAGACTTGCAAAAAATTCAGAAGTAGTAGCGGCGGCAACAGGTGATATTACTGCCGTTGTAGCAGGCTCAGGTTTAAGTGGTGGAGCAGACGCAGGATCGGCCACTATTGCACTTGATACTTCTTCAGCAACTTTTACAAGCGGTGTACAAAGTTTCTTAGGTGGAGGTGCGTTCTCAGGACACATTATACCTAATGCAGACGTTACATACGACTTAGGTTCTGAAACAAAACAATGGCGAGACATATACGTTGGTCCGGGATCTTTATACGTTAACGGACAACAAGTATTATCTGATAACTCAGGTACTATTCAGTTTAGTGCAGACGCCAACCAAAATATTAGCATTGTTTCAACAGGAACAGGTGATATTGAATTAACATCAGGTGGTGACATCCAACTGAAAACAGATGTTGTTTTAACAGCAAACAAATCAATTACTTCAGCAGGTGGTGTTAAGTTTGGTTCAAATGTTAATTTAGACAGCAACCATATTAACAATATCTCTACTCCAGTAGCAGATGGTGATGCGGCAAGCAAAGGTTATGTAGATGCATTAACTTTCTTAAGTGTTACTGATGCAGGCGGCGATGGCTCATTAGCATTAGACAATGGTGTAATTACTTACACAGGTCCAAGTGCCGCAGAGGTAAGAGCTCACTTTAACGGTGGATCAGGTATTGATATTAGTACTGGTACAATTGCTGTTGACAGTACTGTAATGAGAACAACTGGTAACCAAACGTTAGCAGGTAACAAAACATTCTCAGGTAATATGGAAATTACTGGTACACTAACAAGTTCAGGTAGTGCATTAGAAATTGCAGATGAAATTATTTTATTAAATGCTGGAACTGGTAGTGCATTAGACACAGGTTTCCAAGTAGACAGAGCCTCAAGTGCAGACGTATTCCTAAAATGGGACGAGTCAGAAGGTTCATGGGCATTTACAAACGATGGTACAACTTATCAAAACATGCTTACAGATTCAACTGCAAGAGCACTTATTAGTGTAACAGATGCAGGTGGTGATGGTAGTGCGGCATACAATAGTTCAACTGGTGTAATTACTTACACAGGACCAAGTGCGGCAGAGACAAGAGCACACTTTAGTGCAAGTGGCGATTTAGCATACGATAGCTCAACTGGTGTATTTAGTTTTACTAATGACGCAGGTGACATTGAAAGCGTAGGCGCAGGATCAGGTTTAACAGGTGGCGGCACAGCAGGTGCAGTTACATTAAACATTGGTGAAGGCAACGGTATTACTGTTGATGCAGACGAAATATCACTTGATGAGAGCTATGCAAAAGGATTAATTAGTGTAACAGATGCAGGTGGTGACGGATCATTGGCATACAACAGCACATCAGGTGTTATTACTTACACAGGCCCAAGTGCTTCAGAAGTAAGAGCTCATATTAGTGCTGGTACAGGTATTACTGTAACAGACGGTGCTATTGCAACAACTATCACTCAGTATACTGATGCATTAGCAAGAGCTTCAATTAGTGCAGGTGGCAACTTAGCATATAACAGCACAACAGGTGTTATGTCTTATACAACCCCAACTATGTATGCAGATGCAGATGCCAGAAGTGCAATTAGTGTTACTGACGCAGGCGGAGACGGAAGTCTTGCTTATAACAGCTCAACTGGTGTAATTACTTACACAGGTCCAAGTGCGGCGCAAGTTAGAGCACATGTATCAGCAGGTGACGGCTTAGATGTTAGTTCCGGTTCATTCTCAGTAGATAATACTGTAGTTAGAACAAGTGGTACTCAAACAGTAGCAGGTGCTAAAACATTTAGTGACAACATTATAGTTAATGGTAACTTAACAATTAACGGTACACAAACTACTGTTAATACAGAAACTTTAACAGTTGATGACAACATCATCGTTCTAAACAACAATGCATCAGGTTCCCCTACAGCCAATGCAGGTATTGAAATTGAACGTGGTGATGCTACAAATGTACAGTTACTATGGGACGAGTCAAACGACAGATGGGCAGTATCAACAGATTTTGTTGCTACAACATTTAGAGGCGCAGTAGTTGGTAATGTAACTGGTGATGTAACTGGTGATGTAACTGGTGATGTAACTGGTACAGTTAGCAGTATTGCTAATCACAGCACAAGTAATTTATCAGAAGGTACTAATCAATACCATACAACTGCAAGAGCAAGAGCGGCAATTAGTGCAAGTGGTGACTTAGCATATAACAGCACAACAGGTGTTATAAGTTATAGTGAGCCTACAATGTATGCAGACGCAGACGCCAGAGGTGCTATCTCTGTAACAGATAACGGTGGTGATGGTGCATTAGCATACAACAGCACAACAGGTGTTATTAGTTACACAGGTCCAAGTGCGGCACAAGTTAGAAATCACTTTAGTGGTGGTGCTGGTATTACTTTATCAAGTGGTGTAATCAGTCTAACAGATCCAAACTTTATTACTGGTGTAGTAGCAGGAACTGGTTTAAGTGGCGGTGCTACAAGTGGTACAGCAACATTAAACGTAAGTGGTTTAACAATTAGTGAATTTGCAGGAGCAACAATTCAGTTAAGCACAGAAAGTTTTGCAGATAACGATACAACATTAATGACATCGGCGGCAGTACAAGATAAAATTCTAAGTTATGGTTACTCAACAACAGTTGGTGATATAACAAACGTAAGTGCAGGCTCAGGTTTAACAGGTGGTGGTTCAAGTGGTAGTGTTAGTTTAGCATTAGCAGATACAGCCGCATCAGTTGGATCATTTGGTGACGCTGGCACAGTATCAACATTTACAGTTGATGCAAAAGGACGTTTAACTGCAAGTGGCGAAGTTTCAATATCAATTGGTGCAAGTCAAATAGCATCAGGTACTATTGCAAGTGCAAGACTACCAGATTTAACAGTTGGTGACTTTGCTGGAGCGGCAATACAATTAAGTTCAGAAGCATTTAGTGATTCAGACACAGTGTTAATGACAGCAAAAGCAGTTGCTGATAAGATTGAAGCATACGGTTACTCAACAACAGTTGGTGATATAACAAACGTAAGTGCTGGTAACGGTTTAACTGGCGGTGGATCAAGTGGTAGTGTTAGTTTAGCACTAAGCGATTCACATGTTAGAGGATTAGTTAGTGGTGGAACTGGTGTTACATATAACAGCTCAACAGGTGTTATTAGTTTAACAGACACTGGTTACTTAACAGGTATTACAGTAGGTACAGGTTTAGACGGCGGAGGTACTTCAGGTACACCAAGCATCACTTTAGACTTATCAGAACTTACTGATATGACAGCAGATGTTAGCGGTGCTAATGACGAACTTATTTTACTTGATTCAGGCGCTGAGAGAAAGAAAGCAATTGGTGAATTTAAACTAAGTCAGTTTAACAATGACTCCGGTTGGACAAGTAACGTTGGTGACATCACTGGTGTTACAGCAGGTACACATTTAAGTGGCGGCGGTTCAAGTGGTAGTGTTACATTAAGTGTTTCTACTGGTGCAGTTGCAAACGGCGGCACATCAATACCAACAGGTAATGACGTATACGATCACGTAACAGGACGCATAAGTGGACTAACAGGCAACGTAGGTGATATTACAGCAGTTGTGGCAGGTTCATACTTAACAGGTGGCGCATCAAGTGGTAGTGCTACATTAAATGTTAACGCAACATCAGCCAATACAGCAAGTACAGTGGTTGCCAGAGACGGTTCCGGTAACTTTAGTGCTGGCGTAGTTAGTGCAACAGCAACAACGGCAAGATATGCGGATTTGGCTGAGAACTATTCAGCAGATGCAGTGTATGATGCAGGTACAGTTGTTGTGTTTGGTGGCGATGCAGAAATAACAGAATGTGCAGGTGATGAAGATTACCGTGTAGCAGGTGTTGTTTCCACAGACCCAGCATACTTGATGAACAGTGAATTAGCAGGTGGAACTCCAGTAGCATTATGCGGAAGGGTACCAGTTAAAGTTGTTGGTCCAATTGGCAAAGGTGACTTACTTGTAACATCAGGTATTCCAGGTAGAGCCAAAGGCGCTGACCCAGAAAACGTTAAGTCAGGTACAATCATCGGTAAAGCAATTAGCGAAAACGAAGATGGTAACGGTGTTGTTGAAGCATTAATCAACTTACAATAAACTATAACAACAATTATAGAAACTTTAAAAGCACTCTTCGGAGTGCTTTTTTTTGGTACAATTTTTGGTTACAAATGTGATAAATAATAGGTACAGGAGAGATAGGTAAGTTTAAAACACAGATAGTATAATAGAACACACATACATACAAAACACCTAAAAAAAGAGTACAACAAAGACAGGTACACATTGTATGAATGAAATTTTTGGATTAATAGCAGAAGTTGGAGCACCAATTGCCGGCAGTATGGTAATGGGTTTTTTCATATTCCTTGTTATCAAACAAATACTTGAAGGCATAGTAGGGCAAATAAAAACTCTAACTATATTTTGTAATAGTTTAGAAAATCGAGCCAGAACAATGAGCAATGAGATGATGAAAATTGACTTGCTTGTAAGTAGTGCTCTTGAACTAAGCCCTGACATCGACAGAGTAGCACGAGCAGAAAATTTTGTAGAAGATAACAAAATTGATGCAAGGAGAGACTAATGGAAGATGTGAATGGAATTGCTGAAGCAATTAACACATTTGGCTTTCCAATAGTACTTTGTGTAGGATTAGGATATTTTATATATTATGTTTGGTGGTTTATAGGTGAGAAAATAGACCCCGAATTAGAAACAATGCATATGGCATTAATACGTGTAATTGATCAAACACGAATGCTTGATCAGGATATGATACGACTACAGCAAAAAGTAAATGTAGTTTTAGAATACAAAGAAAGACAGAAGGTAATAAAAGAAGCCAAGCAAAAAGAGGCTCTTGCCACACTACAGTCAGAGGTACAGACAGATGAGAGATAAAGATTGGGAGTTACTTAAATCGCAAGTAGGACCACGTATATGGTCTGGTAGTGATTTATTCAAAGCATTTGCATTCGGTATAATGTTAGGACTATTATTCATGAGTCCGTTAGCATTAGCAGACGAATTAGTACATAAATTTAAAAATCCAAGTTTCAGTGGTGTAGGAACAGGCGCCCATTACCTAACCATTGAGAATCAACAAAAAAGTCGTAAAGACAAAATTAAAGATCAAATAGACGCTGAGCTATTAAGAATTCAGCGTGAAGAAGAAAATTCAACACTTAATAAATTTTTGAGAAATTTAGAAAGTAGAATTTACAGTCAAATTAGTAGACAGTTAGTAGACAGTATGTTCGGTAACGAAGACGGAGCAGACTATGGTGTGTTCACTATCGAAGGAAATACAGTCACATACGAAAGAATGGTTGGAGATGACGGCATAGAAATAATTAGGCTAACCATTGTAAGCTCAGACGGAACAATGACTACAATAGATATACCTGTAGGAGTTGCCATCGGCGGCGGATAAGACAATATGAAAAGTTATAGTTCGCTAATTGCTACACTACTTTTTAGCACGATAATGTCGGGGTGTGCATCAATGTCATTGCCTAATAATGCATTAACAGGCGAGTGGTGTTACGACAATGTAATGGAGTGTGTCGAAGAACCAAAACAAGTCGAATTACCAACATATGAAAGATTAAGACAGTTACCACCTGCAGAAGTAATGCCTGTGGTTGCAGTATATCAGTTCTCTGACTTAACAGGTCAAAGAAAACAAAAAGACAATATAGCATTGTTCAGCACAGCAGTAACGCAGGGTGCAAAAGCATTGTTAATTGATGCTCTTAAGGCGGCAGGCGCAGGTGAGACTGCAAACGGTACTTGGTTCCGTGTTGTTGAAAGAGGAGTAGGTCTGGATAACCTGGTCAGAGAAAGACAAATTATCCGCAGTACCAGAGACGATTATGCCAAAGCAGGTAAAGAGAGCCAAAAACTACAACCAATGTTGTTTGCGGGTATTTTACTTGAAGGCGGTATAGTTGGGTACGATAGTAACATAGAAACAGGAGGTAACGGAGCCAGATATTTAGGTATCGGCGGAAGTGCTCAATACAGACGAGACAGCATTATTGTTAGTCTACGTGCTGTTAGTACTTTAACAGGCGAAGTTATACTTAACGTACAGACATACAAGACAATACTTAGTGTAGGCATGGGAGGAGATGTATTTCGTTTTCTTGACATGGATACAAAATTATTAGAATTAGAAACAGGAATTACTTCTAACGAAAGTGTGACATGGGCAGTAAGGAGCGCCACGGAAGCGGCAGTACTTGCACTCATCGAACAAGGTGACGATAGAGGTTACTGGACGATTACCAGCAATGATGCTGAAAGTCTCCCACCTGTAGAAAATTTAAACATAGGAGAAACAAATGTTGAATAAAACTTTATCAGCATTAAGTTTGGTAGTAGGGTTAATGACCTTTAGTGGAGCAGTTTATTCAGCAGGTGCAACTGATAATGAAATCTTAATTGATCAAGTTGGTGACACACTGAATTTAACTATTTTACAACAAGGTTTTGGTAACAAGATAGCCGGCGATACAGATCAAAGTAGTGATCTAACTATAGTTGGTTCATCATTGAATATCGATTTAGACCAAATAGGTAACAGTAATGAGTTTTTTGGTAGTATAACTGCAGACAGCAGTACATACGATTGGACTTTTACTGGTAGCAGTAATATCTGGGACATCAAAGTTGGTGACACAGGTTCAGCCGATACAGGCAATATACTCGCTACAATTCAAGGTGATTCAAATACGTTTGACTTTGACTTAGGATCAGCCGCAAGTGCAGAAAGATTAGATTTCGACTTAGCAATCTTAGGTGACAGCAACGTATGGGACATTGACATTGAAGTCGATGATGCAACTTGGAATTTTGACCTAACTGGTGATAATAACGATATTGTAACCAGCCAAACTGATGGTGCAGATCAGTACATGAAAGTAGTATACGACGGTTCAGGCGGAGACATTGATTTAATTCAAAGTTCCGGTACATGTGCCACTGGTGCAACTTCATGCTACGGTCATATGGATTTAGATATAGACAGTGAAAACGCAACAGTTAGCATTACTCAGAAAGATTAGTTTTGTTGTACTGTTTTCGTTTTTGTCTAACTCAAGCGCCGCTGAAAGGATAGGCGGCGTATTTGAGCAGACTGGAAATCCGGGTAGTATAGAACGAACATCTGGTGAAAAACTGTCTGCAGTTTTAGATTCTACAATTGTTAGTATGGACAATGTAGAAACTACAGCAGGTAGACTTAAAATTGAATTCGTAGATAAAACACAGGTCAGTCTGACAGAAAATACGTTGATAGTAATCAATGAGTATGTCTACGACCCCGATCCAAGCAAAAGTAAAATGGCAATGAATTTTGTGTCAGGCACAGCAAGATTTGCCACAGGCGGATTAGGACTTGTACCAAAAGAAAACATAGCCATACAAACTCCCACAGCAACAATTGGTGTGCGTGGAACAGATTTTACAACCACAGTAGATGAATTAGGCAGGAGTTTAGTTATACTATTGCCAGATGCAAATTGCACAGACAAGGTAAAATTAGAAGAAGGGTGTAGACCGTCCGGTGCTATCACAGTTACTAATGATGGCGGAACAGTTGTATTAGAAGAAGCCTATCAAGCAGTAATGGTAAGCACGTTTGAAACACCGCCAACTCAGCCAGTGGTTATACAAGATTTAAATTTAAATATGATAGACAACATGTTTATTGTAAGTGAACCAGCAGAAATCACAGAAGCAGAAGAACAACAAATAGAAGCAAGAAAGGGCATTGACTACTTAGCATTCAGTGATCTCGATATAGATTTCTTAGAAGAAAATTTGCTCGACGATCAAAATGAAGATAGCATAGACTTAGAATTCAGTGAATTAGATGTTGACATATTAGGTGTTGATTTTTTACAGGATTTATTAGAAATATTAGACGAAGCAGATAAACTTGCAGTGTTGTCAGAAAAAACAGAAGGACAACAAGGCGTTGATATAATAACAGGTACATTAGCATCAGGGTTTGATCCAAAAACACAATTTAATACCATAATAGATCGTTCTGGATTTATATGGTTCTACAGAGAAGTTAATGGTACTATCAGTGTTAAAGTGCCAGTTGGCAGTAATGCAAGACTTGAAACAGACATAGAGAATAGAACTAACGTTATATGTGTAAATGATTGTTCAGGTATAAATATATACATAAGACAAACACAAGGTTAATATGAACATAGATAAAAAACTAAACGAAATGAAACCAAAAGATACCCCTCTTTTAGTATTGGGATATATTATACTGGGCATGTTTTTATTAATGCCTATGACAGCAAATGCAGACAACATTATTCTCATTGACCAAGCAGGTGACAATCTTACTCTAACGGTAACACAAGATGGATACGACAATGTAATCCAAGGCATAGACATCAATAGTCAATTACTTGGTGCGTCTAATAACTTAACATTTTATCAGCAAGGCTACAGTCATTTATTTGAAGGTAACTTAAATGGCAGTAACAACACGTTTGATTTATTTCAAGGCAATGGCGGCAACGATAACTTTGCAAAAGTAGATGCAACTGGTAGTAATAATGATCTCAAAGTGTGGCAAGGTAAACATTTAACAGGCAATCTTGACATAGACGAAGAAGGCGGCCACGAAGCATATTGGACCATAGATGGCTCCAACAATACTTTAGCAAGTAGCCAAACAGATACTAACAGATCGTCAGGCGGTACTAACGCAGGTCCTCATCATTTGGCAAACATTATAACAGGTGACTACAATGATGTAGACCACAGGCAGTTAGGCAAATCAGGACACGATGGCTTTATAGAGATAACAGGTGATTACAATGATGTGGTGTTATATCAACGAGGCAACGGTGGTGTTAAATGGGCAGACATTGTGTTAGATGGTGACGGGCATAGTGTTGATGTTAATCAACGTGGTGGCAATAACGCAACAGCGGCAATTGATTTAACATACGGTACTGGTGCTTACACACTTGACTTAGATCAAAACATGACATCATCGGCCGGCAGTTACAGTATAACAGGTGTATGTTATAACACAGCAGGATGTTCAGTAACAGTAAACGGTAGCAATTAAAACCGGTTGACAAGTCCTACAATATCAACTATAATATATCCTATGAAGCATATGATTAAGTGGTTAAAAATATCTGCGGGTATAAACCTATACCTTTCTGTAATACTAACATTGGTGTTAATTGCTCTTGTGGCTGACATTGTGTTAGATACTTATTGGCACAGCAATGCATACATAGAACAACTAAACCTGAAGGTCGATGCTAAGTAAATGGCTCAATAGTCTCAAGATATATTCACTATCAGTCATAGGCGTACACGTTTTAATTATCACTTTCTTTTTCCCATGGTTAGTATTTTATATTATCATTGTGCCAAGTATATTTGCAGTATTTTATATGTGGTGTGACGTAGTACATCAAATAGAAGAAGCAAACAGAATGGAAATATTAAAACTACTGCACACTACCGACTGCCAAAATACCAAAGATATCTTGGCCTACGAATTACACCTACACGATCAACACAGTTTAGCAGGAGATCGTCCTTTTAACAGCCACGGCATCTAACTTTCAGATAAATAATAGTGTAGCATTGCAGTTGGCATGCTATTTAACCATGGAGATAATATGAATACACATATTAAGTTCTTCGTAGCGGTACTTTGTTTAGGCACTGTAGGGTGCGCCTCAGTTGGAGGGGCCTGGAATGCAGGAACAGAGATTGTCACAGGTACTGTGGACAGCGTTGTTGGCGGAGCCGCCACAATGGCAGTTGCAGTAACTAACGATGCAAAAGCAATTGCAGACGTAACTATTAACACTGCACAAGGTGTTGTAGAAACTGTCGCAACCGAAGTTGACAAACAAACTGACGAACTACAAAAAGAACCAGAAGCACCAAAAAAGGATTAAGCCTGTTATCTAATCGCAAAGATAAGCAGGACAATGAGGATGATATTAAAATGTTAATAAAACAAATTAAAGACTATTGTTCGAGTAATCCTAAGGAGTGCGAATAATGAAATTAGCGGCAATGATTATGTTGTCGCTACTTTCTCTTAACTGTTACGCAACAGATCTCCCAGCAAATCTTTCTCCTGAGCAAATATTTTTTATAAACAATGGCCATGGGTGTTGCTATAGCAAAGAAGTTTTAGCGGAAGTTCGACAAGCAACATTCGAATACGAATACCCGCCAGCCATCACTTTAGATCTACCACCACTGAAAGAACCTGCTTCGCCATTATCCTGGGCAATGTTTACAGCATTTCAGTTGTTAGATATATACAACACAGTTGAAGCAGTAAAGTATGATTGTATTGAGGAAGCAAATCCGCTACTGGATAAAAAGCCTGAGTTACATGAAATAGTATTTTTAAAATCAGTAGTTATAATACCGGCTATGTTTATCGGTACCAAACGAACTGTTTTAACAGACGAGGATTTCGCTGGTGCAAATTATTTTATGGCCGCTATTGTGGCAAACAATTTTCATGTCTGGAGTCGTGCCAGAAAAGAATGCTCCAAGAACAGATAGTAATAAATATCTACATGAATAAAGAGCAAGTTACTGAAATCACACACTACAGCGATCGCTTATTTTCTTTTAAAACTACAAGAGATAAAACCTTCCGTTTTAAAAACGGAGAGTTTGCTATGATAGGATTAGAGCTCGAACCTAAAAAAATAATGAGAGCATACAGTATTGTAAGCACTAATTATGATGACCACTTAGAGTTCCTCAGTATTAAAGTTCAAGATGGCCCTCTCACAAGTAAATTGCAAAATATTAAAATAGGTGACGATATATTAGTAGGTCCAAAAACTACAGGTAGTTTAGTTTGTGATTACTTATTACCCAAAAAGAATTTAGTAATGTTAGCAACAGGAACAGGCATAGCACCGTTTGTAAGCATTGCTAAAGACCCTGCAACATACGATAGGTTCGACAACGTCTATTTGTTCCACACTGTAAGAGAAGTAGCAGAACTTACATACAAGGACAGCATGGAAGATATATCAGGTATGATGCCATTTTTATACATTCCTTCTGTAACCAGAGAAAACTATTTTAGGCAAGGCAGGTTTTGGAATCACATTGAACCAGTTCTCGGTTCACCTTTAACCAAAGAAACTGATGCTGTTATGGTTTGCGGTTCTCCCTCACTTAATAAAGAATGCAGAGAGCGTTTTTCATATTTAAATTGGGAAGAAGGAAACACTGGCGAAATGGGCGACTTCATGCTCGAACGAGCATTTGCTGACTGATATTTACGATAAATATAACTATGAAATGGTTATACAGCGGCTGGGCAGTAGCAGTAACAATATGCTTATTACTTGGTTTGAGAATATCAGATCCTACACCACTACAAAGTTTGCGTTCGCAGACATTTGATTATTACCAACAACTTGACGAAACAAAACAAAGTAACGAAGTAGTTATAATTAATCTCGGTGAAAAAAGTTTAGATGCTTTAGGCCAGTATCCATTTCCCAGGCAGTCTTATGCACAAATGATATACGACATAAGACAAAAAAATCAAGGGATAGTAGGTTTTACATTAATGTTCCCTGAAGTAGATCGTTTTGGAGGAGACGAAGTCTTTGCATCATGGATAAAAGGAAACGGAATAGTTTTATCCCAGACCCCAAGTTCCAAAGGGGTGAGGAGTTCCGGCCCGCATATAGGGACTGGTACAATAGGCCCGAGCCCGGCTCAGCAACACTTATTGACTTGGAAAAATCTGGTAACAAATATAGCAGAGTTGGAAACAGTAGCATCTGGTATTGGTATTAATGCATCAGCACCACAACCAGATAATCAAACAAGAACATACCCACTTGCAATCACAGTAGCGGATAAAATATATCCTTCGTTTGCAATTGAAATGTTAAGAGTGCAAACTGGTCAACCCAGTTACATGATTAAAACAAGTGAGATAGGAATACAAGAATTTGCTATACCACCATTTGTTCCTGTAGTAACACAAGGCGATGGAACAGCATACATACGTTTTAATAATACATTCGAAGAAATAGAATACACTGGTGCAGACAGTTTACCGAATATGGGCGGCAAGTTCGTCATAGTGGGTGTGAGTGCAGAAGGTGTTGCCAATCCGGTGCCCACTCCGATAGGCAACATATATCCACAGCATATACAAGCACACATGCTACAGAATTTTATAGATGGGAGTAACATTACCAGATCAGAATTATCGTCGCTTACAGAGCTTGTGTGTGCGTTGTTGAGCATGGTATTAGTTGCTTTAGCAATATACAAGTTGCCTGTATGGGCAGGATTGTTTAGTATAATAAGCATTATAGGGTCTATTGCTTATTATACTATACATTCTTATACAGCAAACTTAGTTTTATTTGATGCTACATATCCTGCAATAGCAACATTTTTAATATTTACACAGGCAAGTTTTAACAACTTCTGGATACAGTTTAAATTAAGACAAGAAATAGAAAAGCAATTTGCAGGATATTGTTCACCCACAGTTGTGCGTATGTTACAAGAAAATCCTGCATTGATCAAAGAAGGCATGAAGCGAGAGATATCAATATGCTTCTCAGACTTGCGTGGCTTCACACCATTAGGTGAAAGTTTTGGAGATGATGTACAAGGACTCACAAAACTAATGAATGGTTATATGGATGCTATCACACAACCTGTACTTGATGCAGACGGTATGATTATCAAGTACATAGGTGATGCAAGTATGCATATACACAATGCACCAAACGATGATGCAAAGCATGAACACTCAGCAGTGCAAACAGGTTTGGATATGCTGAGAGCAGTGGAGAAATTTAATGATAAGATCACAGCAGAAGGAAGACCTCCAATTGGTATGGGGGCTGGCATTAACACTGGCGTTGGTTATCTCGGTGAGATGGGCTCTACAAGCAGACATAGTTATGATGTACTTGGAGATGCTGTATCAACTGCCGCACGAATTGAGTCTAAGTGTAAGGAATACGGGTGCTTACTATTAGTCGGTGGTAGTACATATCACAAAACTAAAAACGAATTCTTTTATTTAAAAGTTGATGACTTGGCAGTTAAAGGTAAAACAATAGGCATTGAAATATACACTGTGCTTGATTATAAAGCAGATAAACATGCTAAGTCTAAAGAGATGCATAATGCAATGCATACACATTATAGAAACCAAGAGTTTGATAGAGCAATTAAATTGTGTAAATTATTAGAGACGCATTTTGATGGCAAGATGAAAGGTTATTATGATATGTGGATTGAGCGTTGCGAATTTCAAAAGACTCAAACACTTCCAAAAGATTGGGATGGAATATTTATTGCTACAAGTAAATAATTATTCGTCCGGTCGCCAGTTTTGTAAATTAAGAAAGAAGTTGTAATAATGTCTTGCATCTTTTATCAATTGTCTTGCATGAAATAATTCAAGCGGTATCTGTTCTTCTTCTAATTTTAACATAGGCCAGTAGTAACGTTGTATCACACGTTCTAAACGTTTTATATCATGTGACATTGCATCAAGCATAGCATTATTAAATGATTTATCAGTTACTAATTCTGCAAGCCATTGATGATATTCATCTTCTGAATCGTATGCTCTTGTTAAATTACGTGCTTCGTAATATAATGCACGTATAGGATTTATATCTGGGCGATATCTATTAAGAACTCTTGGGAAACTAAAATGTTTATCACGTGTTCGTGCCGCTTTCATACCAGCAGTGTATTCTTTGCGTAATGCTTTTTTTAATTCGTCAACATTACTGTCTAAAAATTCTGTATATTCTTTTATTAATTTTTTACCCCAACGCTGATAACGTTTTGGCATATGTTCTAAACAGGACTCTATATCGTCAATGGTCCAAAGTCCATCTAATAAATCATGTGGAATGGTTTTTGTTCTGCTATATTTGTCTAACTCTGCTTGAATACGTAGACAAGTAAAATTAACTATTTTAGACACAATACTCTTACCTATTAATGTTCAATATAGTGTGTATTTTGTCCGTGCCTCTGTTCTTGTTCAGTGTAATATGTGCGCCTTGGTGTAATGGTCTCGGCCATACCCCAACATCTACCCAAGCATACCCGGCACTTTCTCCATTTAATACTGGCGAAAATTCCTCTTCTACTACATAAACAAAACTGTAATAGTAAAAGTTCTTGTCTTTGCTTTGGTAAACATCGATAGGATTTAGTTTTTTAAGTTCTGGAATAAAGCCTATTTCTTCTGTTAGTTCTCGTTGGATGCATTCGTACGGAGATTCTTTATCTTCAATCATGCCTCCCCAAAAACCCCATGTGTGATTGAAACGTTTGTTGCCTTCGCGTAATTGCAACATACATCTTCCCGTATCTTTAGCAAGAAAAACAACACCGGCGGCTACTGTCAAAGTATCAACCTCCAGTACCCTGGATTATATGTTCCTTGCCAACTGCTAATCCATTGTGTACCAGTCCATTTGAATTGTGCATTTGTGTATGCATTAGTAACAAATGCTTCGCTGTCAACTGCTGAACTGTCAAATGCAACAATCCATTTTGCACCGTCGTATTCTACTATGTCGTTTGCTTTTGCTTCTATGCCCCATTCAACATAATCGATACTGACATCTTCTGACAGTAAATATCTTTGCCCAAGTGCTGAACCTAACAGTACATCACCGGGTCTACTTGCTCTTGGGTCTATAATTTTATCTACATTAGCAATAGTGTCAGTGGGCAACGTGTCTGCATCTAAATTAAATATCAATGTGTCTTCTGCTATTGGATTTTTAGAAATGCTACCTATAACTAATTTGGTTCTGTCCTGTATATTGTCTTCTAAATTTAATTCTATCCTACTGGTATTAGATAACTCACCTTGCATTTCAATGATGTCTGCCCATTTTTGACCTACACCTGCTGAGTTTATCAATGTTGCACTACCAGATGCTATTTGAATTTGGTAATCCCCAGGGGCAACAACCACAACAGCATCATCTGGTACTTGACTAAAGAAGTCATGATAGTCTTCGCTGTACCCTAAGTTTGATATGTCTGTTGTTTTGTAAATATCATTTACTATTCGTTGTATAATTTTTTGTCTTTGTACTTTTGCAGGTGGTGATATCCAAATTGGCACAGCAAATGTTAATGTTGCTATGTCTAATTGCTCATCTACGCCTGCAGGTATACCTCTACTGCTCCACTGTATGTCAGTCATCTCAACTTCAAACACACTGGTCCAGTCAAGAGGATTATCATTTGATTGCAGTTGTATACTTGGGTTAAATAATACAAATACTTGTTCTAAAATTTGTAATTTTGTATCAGTGTTAGTGGTCCATATATCAACTTGTATATTTAAGTTATACGGTACTGGCATATAACGTTGTGTAGTGTACAAGTTACCTTGATCACTTGTATAACGTTTGTCTTCTTTGTTCCAGTCACGTTCAGCAACTTGCGTGGTGTCTACATGATACGGTTCAGCAGTTCTATCTCTTGCTGGCTGTATGCTTTGTATTCCTATAGTAATTTGAGGTGCATTATTAATTGCATTCTCAGAATTGTTACGCAATATTTGTGCAACCATTCTACTCATGTCACCATAACGTGCAGGAACTCTATTGTAGTGAACACCATTTTCGGTATTTTCTTTTACTTGAAAGTTTGAGAATACTCTGACAAGTTGAATTAGATAACGTTTTATCTGTTCATCGTACCAGTAATCTAAATTTTTACCTGCCATTGTCTGCTTTTATCCATTGTCCGTTAACATACTGTACAAGATTGCCAGACGTATCTAAAGTATACTCGCCCTCTTCTGGAAATTGAGGTTCTTTTACTCTGATGTCTGACATTTATTTCTCTCTAACAGTTCTAACACATAACTTAACTCACCTACACATTTATCTATTACCATGTGTGCAGTTTCGTTATCGTTTTTAGTTCGTTCTTTAACAAGCATATCAATTCTTACGTTGATATATTCGATTGGGTCACGAACTTTTGACCCTCTCCTCATTTATACGTTCTCTAATCTTTCCATTAATCTTTCAGCACGATTAGTAACTTGTTTATGCCATCTTGAATCTCTGCCTTCCTTGGCCGCTTCCTTCCAATCCCCTTCAAGTATTCCGGCATGCATTTTCTTAAACTTACTTAGTCTTGTCCTGCCCATATTAAACATCATATTGACCAGGATCTGCTGGACTTCGTCTGGTAAATCTCCAAATACCCCTGCTTCGTATAGCAATTCACACTCGCTAATTGCGGTGTCGAGGTCTTTTTCAAAGCACTCTCGTACTCTTTCTTCTGAAACCGGAGTGCCAATTTCTGCTCCGTGCTCAGGATCTGACTCCAATACCAAGTGACCCACACCAAAAGTCGGATATCCGAGATGATCGTGGTAAATTTCATTTACTACTCCTTCGTCTATTTTTAACTGTTCGAAAACAGCCTCCCTATCTAATTTTGTATCTTTTCCAAAAAACATTTTTTCTCCTAATCGTCTGTTCGTGGTTTAATAACCTTACTTAAATTTGTTTTTTCGTTTCTTATTTCGCCATCTTCAACAAAACTTGAATCGTTATTTATAAATGATGTTAATGCTCTATTTGCCGCCGCCCACGAGCGTTGATTATCGTCACTAATTTTAATCCATCTTGTTCCGTCTTTTCTAAACAACCTGTTAGGTGTAAAGTCTGTACGTAAAAAGTATGAACCGTTAGCAATATTTGTAACTGGGAATGTTTCGCCACTGCCTACCAGAGTGGCTCCATTGGGTGGAGTATTACCGTCCGCCCCAAATTGTAAATCGATACGAGGTTTACCTGATGCTTCATCATAATATAAATGAGAAGTATCTCTAACCTGCGGATCGCTTGGCACATCGCTTTCTGCTTGGGTAAGTATTGCATCATTGATGATAATTTCATCTGCATACTTACTCATTAAGTTACGCAAGTCGCCTTCTTCTTCGCCAGTGCCAAGTATATCTCTGTATTCTTGACTGTCTGTTATAGGACCAAGTTTTACTCTCCACAAGTGTGACCACCAACGTGGATCATATCCTTCTGCAGGTCTTGAACCTTCTTGCACTACATAAAATCTATTTATTGCTTCGTCACTGCCCAGTAATAAATCATCACGTAAATGTGGTAATTCTAAAACATCACCCGGCATTAGTTTTCTTCCTATTGCATCTACCATACTTTCTGTATGAAAATTCATAAACAGTGTATCGTTTGCAAGAAAGGCACCAAACTGTGTTAGATCAAATGCATCATTATCGCCTAAGTTATATTGCCCACGCAGTTCAAAAATGTCTTTACTGTATTTTCTATCTCTGTTTTCCAAAAATAACAAATCTTGTATAAACAATTCATTGGTGTTTACTCCACCTGGTCTGGTCGGGTCATTTGTTGTATCGCTATCGGTAATCCCCATATATTTGTGTATGTGGACACCTGTTCCTCCGGCATAGATATGCTCTCCAACTATTCTATCGATAAAGTTGAAGTCATGTGTTTTAACCGGATTCCATAAACTTAATTTAGGCATAACACTATTTATCAGAACTTTCGCCATGCAAAAATAGTACTGATAAATATTGGTATGATGCAACACAAGTTATACCAAAAAGGCGCAAGGCCGGTACGCAGTAAAGAACTTTTAGATTTTTATGAGAACACTACCCCTGCAGAAGTAACAATGTCTGAATATGAAGACACATGGAGAGAGTGGATTAATTACACTGACATGAAATCTATAGAAGGTCTTGATAACTTTCCCACAGCACATTATACACAAGGCACAAGTCAGGCCTTTGATAATTTTATTTTGCGCCATTGTAAAACAAGACAAATAAATGCATTACTTGGCGACTTCCAATATCATGCATGCCAAGGTAAACATGTAGATTTTGCTTACATAGATGATGTAAACTCTGACAGATTTGTCGGTAGAGGACTGAATGCATTAATTATATCAGCACCATTTAGTGACTTTGGTTGTATGCACCCTGAATTTGAACGCATGATGCGTATATGTTGTACATTAGATATACCTGTGTGCTTAGACTTAGCATATTGGGGTATATGTAAGAACATACACATAGACTTAGACAAATATCCATGCATAGAAGAAGTTGTATTCAGTCTTAGCAAGCCTTTTTTCCCTCTTGAAACACACAGAGTTGGTATTCGATTCTCAAGAAAACCAACTGATGACGGTGTTACAATGATCAACGATGTTGGTTACCAAAATAAAACAAGCATGAACTTAGGTGTACACTTTATGAAACACTTTGATCCTGATTGGAATTGGAATAAACACGGCAAAGAATATGAAAGAGTGTGTGAAGCAGAAAATTTAGTATACACCGATACCCTGTTATTTGGTTTAGGTGACGAAGAAAGACATTACATGTATTCCAGAGGCGTTCCTGGTAATTTTAGAGTCTGTATTTCAGACTTTATGAGCGATTGTTAAATAAATAGTAGCATGATAGTTAACACACACAATGACTGGGACCCGTTAGAAGAAATTATTGTTGGACATGCCCATCACAGCAGAATAGCAACAGACAGAAGTGCTAATAGTTTTGGATATGCAACATTAACTCCCGAAGAATTACCTCCGGCAGGTCCTTACCCACAATGGGTAATAGACGAAGCCAATGAAGACGCAGATGGTCTTGCAAACACACTCACAAAAATGGGTGTTAAAGTGCATAGACCTAAAATTATCGACTGGGAAAACGTAGAATACGACATAGGCCAAGGTTGGAAAAGCAAAGGCTGGTATAGTTGGTGTCCACGTGATTGCATATTGCCGTTAGGTGACATGTTGATTGAAACACCAAGTCCTGTTCGAGCAAGATATTTTGAAAACAGGTTATACGAAGACATCATGTATGAAGCATTCGAAGATGGTGCCATGTGGTTACAAGCACCGAGACCTAAGTTACATGATGACTTGTATCAATTTGAAGATATAATTGGCAAACCTACATTATTAGATCACGAAATCATATTTGATGCACCTAACATAGTTAGAGTAGGCAAAGATTTATTATACCAAGTAAGTAATTCAGGTAACATGAAAGGCTATAAGTGGTTAAAACGTTTTCTTGAACCAATGGGATATAAATTACATTACAGTGAACTATATAGTTTTGCACATTTTGACAGCACTATTATACCACTAAGACCAGGCTTGGTTTTATTAAACAGTGCAAGGGTAACACCTGACAACTGTCCTGAAATGTTTAAGTCATGGGATAAGATATACTTTGATGATTGTGTTACCAGAGGTAATGCAATTAAAGGTTATCCAGATCCTTGTTCACCATATATTGGCATGAACATATTGAGTGTTGATCCTAACACAGTTATATGTGATTCAGGGCAAGAGCCATTAATGAGAGAACTTGAAAAACATAATATTGATTGTGTTCCAGTTCAATTTAGACATGCAATGACTTTAAGTGGAGGCATACATTGTGCTACACTCGACCTTCGAAGAAGAGGAGGCTTAGAGAGTTATTGTGATTAAAGGTAATGTTAATATTGATTTTGTCACCGACGAAATGCTTAACAATACTGTTTTCCCTGAAAGCACAGACACCGATGAAGCAAACGGTTTATGGAAAACTTTAGATGTACCTGAACCAACATATCCAATAGGTTCTGCACATTTATATCAGTGCTTTGGAGAAGACTGCCCACAGTGGGCTATGGATGTTTGTAATAAGTTTGATTGGGTACAACACAAACAAATTACTTTAAACAAATTAACAACAGGAACATTTATTCCACCACATGTGGATTCGATGTATAGACTAAAGCAATACTTGAAAGATAATCAAGATACTTTAGAAAATTTAGAACTTGTTAGAATAAATATATTCTTGCAAGATCATCAACTCGGACATTGGTTAAATATAGATGACGAGTCTTTTGATAACTATAACAAAGGGGATTATACTTTTATTTTCCCTGGCGTAATACACACGGTTGCAAACTTAGGTTATATACCAAGGTATACAATGCAAATAACAGGACTAATAGATTATAGGTTAAAAATATGAGAATCTTTATTACAGGCTCCGATGGCTTCATTGGACAACACATGGTCGAAAGACTATCACCAAATCATGAACTAACTTTTCTTCGTGCAGATCTCAGAGATCACGATGAGGTTAAGAGACAAGTAAAGGAAGCAAATCCTGAAATAGTTGTCCATCTTGCCGCAAGAACAGAAGTAGAGCAAAGTTTTTACGAACAAACTACTTTTAGTGAAATTAACTATGTTGGCACAGTAAACTTAATTGAGAGTTGCAGAGACTTACCAGATTTTAAAAACTTTGTGTTTGCAAGTACAATGGAAGTATACGGTTGGCAACCTATCAGTGATGTTATCAAGCAGGGCTTCGATGGAACAATTCCTGCGTATGATGAACAAACACAACCAAATCCAAATGCACCATATGCCGTTGCAAAATACGGATGTGAAAAATATCTCGAGTATGCAGGACGTTGTTATGAAATGCCTTATACTATAATTAGGCAAACAAATGCATATGGTAGAAAGGACAATAACTTCTTTGTAACAGAGCAAATCATTTATCAAATGTTGAAAAATCCAAATGAGATTAATTTAGGATACGGCGAACCTTACAGAAACTTTATTTACATTGATGATTTACTTGATGCATGGGAAACAGTAATTGCAAACCCAGAAAAATGCATTAACGAAATCTTCTGTCTTGGTCCTAACAATGCAGTACGCATCAGAGATTATGTACAAACAATTGCAGATAAGATTGGTTGGACAGGCGAAGTGTTTTGGCACACAAAGCCAGATCGTCCAGGCGAAATATATCTGTTAAACAGTTCAAATGATAAGTTAACCAAGATGACAGGGTGGAAACCCAAAGTTGCCCTTAGTGATGGCCTCGATCAGACTATTGCTGATTGGAAAAACATTGTAGAAAATAACTTGCCATTCAAGGACGATACAAGACATAACAGGCAAAAGTAGTGTTCTCTCTTGGGTTAGCACAAATAAATTTTCAAACTGGTCCCAAGATACTAAATTCTTTCTACTTGCCCTACACTTCTGGTGTGCTATGGGCCTATGCAAGACAAAATGAAGAAATAAGAGAACATTTTTCAGCAGACGTTTGGGCATTTAGACGAGACCCAGTTGAAGAAACAGCACAGCAGTTAGCCAAGTGTGATGTAGTGTTGTACAGTTTATATGTGTGGAATAAAAACTACACTTATGAATTAGCAAAACGTGTCAAAGAAATTAATCCTGCTGTTATAAGTTTAATTGGTGGCCCCGAAGTTGCACATACAAGTCCAAGTTACTTTATAGAACACCCTTACATAGACACCATTTGTATTGGTGAGGGTGAAGTATGTGTACAAGAATTGCTATTAATGATTTTAGACGGTAAAGAACTACCACGAACACACACTGTTGAACGTCTTAAAAAATTAGAAACACCCAGTCCTTATCTGGATGGTGTGTTCGATCACTTCCTCACAGATTACCCAGATATAGAATGGGTGCCTACTTTAGAGACAGACAGAGGTTGTCCTTATAGATGTACATTTTGTGATTGGGGTAGTGCAACTAACAGTAAAATTATTAAATTTAAATTAGATCGAGTGTTTGCTGAAATAGAATGGTTTGCCAAAAACGGTCTACCTTTCATTAATCTCACAAATGCAAACTACGGTGTGTTCAGAGAAAGAGATAATCTCATAGCAGATAAAATAGTAGAGTCTAAAAAACTGTATTCAGTTCCAACAGGTCTCAGTGTGAGTTATGCTAAAAACAGTAATGCAGATGTGTTTGGCATCATTAGAAAGTTTCAAGAAGCAGGAGTAGGAAGTGGATTTACTTTAAGTTTACAAACAACTACCCCAAACGTATTAGAAGCAATTAAACGTACCAACATGGGTATTAATGATATACGAGACATCACAGACTTAGGAATAAAAAATCAAATCTCTATTCTCACAGAAATAATTGTTGGATTACCAACCGAAACACTTGACACCATTAAGAATGTTTATTATGATGTGCTTGATGCAGGACTACACAGTGGGCTCGACGTGTTCCTGTTAAACATGTTAGAAAATGCACCAATGCAACAGGATATTGAAAAGTATCAATTGGAAACATTTATTGCACATGACATGTTTTACGAAACCAATGACTTCAACTCAAAGGTGCCTGACGAAGACGTGCCTATTATAAAAAGTACCAGCACTATGTCTGAATCAGATATCATAGAAGCATTTATCACAGCATGGTACATAACAGGTTTGCACACACAAGGTATATCCGATATAATATCGAGAGCATTGGTTAAACAGGGTAATACCACTTACAAAGAATTTTATGAAGGATTGTTTTTAGAGTTCAAACGCAACCCTGTGTTTATCCAACTGGAAGATAGAATCAGAGACGGCATACACAAATGGCACAGAACCGGATACTTTTCACTCAAAAGCAAAGACTACAAATTTGACAGTTGGCAAATTATTATCAGTTTGATGTCTACATTGCAAAACGAAGACTTATTAGAATATGCTATACAATGTGTTAGCGATTACACACAACAACAATATCCTGACACCCCCGAGCAAATCCTTGCAGATTATAGAAATATAACTATAAAACGTATAAAACAATTCAAAAACACACGTTTTAACTCAGAATCTATAAATACCTTTACTAACCTCTGGGATTACGTACAAGACCAAAAAATTGAACTTGACATGACCCCGTCGACTTATATAGTAAGTGACAGAACAAATATGTTCCCGGAAAACATGAAAGAACATGTGGACAATCTTTTGTTTAGACGCAGAAGAGGTTATTTAAGTAACATCATTGACAAAGCATAATGATGTGTTATACTAACGCAGTTTATTGTAAGAGTAGTAAAGGATATGGCAAAAAGAAAAGCAAAGAATATTTATTTGACACCAGAACCTGTCTGGAAAAATTTTAAAGACACCCCACCAGAAAAGCATGAGAAGGTATTCCGTGATTGCGACTACTTTGCTCGTACTGAAATTTCTGACAAATTAAAAAATACAATCTTCCGCAAGTGGATGAAAGAATCGTCAGGTTGGGAAAAGGCAGAGGTTGATGTTATCCTGCGAAATCCTGATTGGGCATGGAGCACATCAGCAACGGCAGTCTACTTAGAATCTAAGTTAGGATTCATGCCAGAGGTTATGAGAGCATATATTGAAAAACGTAAAGTTGAATGGTATGAACGTGGTCTAACAATTCTCGAAGAAAAAGAAGAAAAGGAAAAAGAGAAACCAAAAGTAGTTATCAGCATACAAGAACGTATGCGTGAGCAAGTTGCAAATTTATGTGGGGAATGGGACGGTTTATTAGATGACTTAATTGACGGTAATAAAACATTAAAAGAATTTGATCCATACAATGATATGAGAGCATACGCAGGTGGTGTAATCAAACCCAACCATGCAAAGATTATCAAAGACATGTATGAGAATGAATATGCAGAAGCAATGATAGTTGCTGAATGGAAAGACGAAGAAATCAAAGAAGCATACAGCAATTTTTCACCTAAATTACGTAAAGCATTTTTAGAGTTCTATGAAAAAATAAACACTGCATGTGATACATTTATTGCTACAGGTAAAGCAAGTCGTAAGCCTCGTAAGCCAAAAGCAGTAAGCAGAGACAAGATAGTCAGCAAATTAAAGTACCAAATTAACGACAGTGACTTAGGTATTGCAAGTGTTAATCCAACAGAAATAATTGATTCTACTGAAGTTTGGGTCTATAATACTAAAACAAGAAAGATTGGTATTTACTATGTTGAAGCATTAAAAACAGGCATCAGTGTTAAAGGCACTACCTTACAAGAATTTGATGCTCTTAAAAGTAGACAAAAAACATTACGTAAACCAGCAGAGCAACTAAAGTTGTTTAAGGGTAATGCTAAAACAAAGTATCAAAAAGCATTCGACGACATCAAAACCACAGATACTGTATTAAATGGCAGATTTAACGAAAACACAATCATTCTTAAGACCTTTTAGTCAAATAAGTGATAAATAGTGTTATGCCAAAAGACCAAATAGGATATAACAACAGAGAAGAGCTTATCAAAGAGACGCAATTACGTCTTGCTGATGGCGTTGTTGATGTGGAATTAGATCGTGAACATTACGATGTTGCGATTGATCAAGCATTAAAAAAATATAGACAGTTAAGTTCAGGTGCTGTAGAAGAGAGTGTTATCTTTATTCAAACGCAACCTAACACAACTGAGTATACCTTACCTAATGAGGTAATGGAAGTACGCAGATTATATCGACGAGGTGTTGGAACTAACAGTGGATCCGGTAGTAATTTTGATCCATTTGATGTAGCATTCAATAACATGTATCTACTAAACGCAGGCCAGATTGGAGGCTTAGCAACTTTTGATGCATTCTCACAATACAAAGAAACAATTGGTCGTATCTTTGGTAGCGAATATAATTTCCTCTGGAACAGGAACACTAAGGTGTTAAAGATTCTACGCAACGTAGCAGTCGATGAGGAAGTAGCAGTTGGTGTGTATAATTTCATACCAGAACACATGCTGTTAAATGATGTGTATGCAGGCAAGTGGTTAGCAGACTGGACATTAGCATCTGCTAAACAGATGTTAGGTGAAGCAAGAAGCAAGTATGCTTCAGGACTACCAGGAGCCGGCGGCGCAATACAACTTAACGGTGAAACACTCAAAGGTGAAGCACAGGCTGAAATAGAGTCGCTGATTCAATCAGTACACAATATGGAAGAAGGTAATTTACCGCTTGGATTTATTATAGGATAAAATTTATGCTAATAGGCTTAGTCGGATTTATAGGATCAGGAAAAGACACCGTAGCAAAAATGTTTGTAGAAAAAGGCTGTCAGCAAGACAGTTTTGCCGCCCCACTTAAAGATGTATGTTCAGCAATATTTGGTTGGGAAAGATCGTTACTCACAGGCGATACTATTGAAAGCAGAGACTTCAGAGAAACGCCAGATATGTATTGGACAAAAAAATTAGGTATATCTAATTTTACTCCACGTCTTGCATTACAGTTAATGGGCACAGAAGTAATGCGTAATCATTTCAATGAAGACATATGGTTAAGCAGTCTCGAATATCGCATAATGAAACAACGTGCTGATGCACCTTGTGTTGTGATAAGTGATGCACGTTTTACAAATGAGTTAGATCTTATTAAAAATATGGGTGGAAAAATTATTTGGGTGCAACGAGGTGAATTACCAGACTGGTTTGAAACAGCATCTACGTCAGCAACTAACGTTGTTAGCAGACGTATAATGGAAACTACTTATAAAGATGTTCACGAAAGTGAATGGAATTGGGCTGGTTATCCTTGTGATTATGTCATAAACAACAATGGTACATTACAAGACTTACAGCATCAAGTGGATAATATAAGGAATTGGGACACTGGAGAGTTCAGAGAACTTAAAGTTATTTAATCGTTGTATTTAGTTATATTGCTAAAAATAATACTACCTAATACCGTCTAATATCAGTCAATACCTTTCAAAACGCCATAAAATCTTCTAAATGTCATAAATACATGTAGCCAAGTAGAGATACTTGTCCATATATTTTAAATTTAAAATGGGAGAAATAAAATGGCAGAATTAACATCACCAGGTGTTAGCATTAGTGTCACTGACGAATCCTTTTATGCGGCGGCTGGAACAGGTACAGTTCCACTTATTATTATCGCTACAGCACAAGATAAAAGTGCTCCAGCAGGTAGTACAGCGGCATTCACGGCATCGGCAGAAGCAGGTAACGTAAAACTTATCACTTCGCAGAGAGAACTATTAACTAACTATGGTAATCCAACATTCAAGGCAAGCAGTGGAACTCAATTACACGGACATGAACTAAACGAATATGGTTTAATGGCCGCTTATAGTTTCTTAGGCTTAGCCAACAGAGCATACGTTTTAAGAGCAGACGTAGACTTAGGTGAATTAGAAGCAAGATCTTCAGCACCTACATCACGTCCTAACAATGGAGCGTATTGGTTAGACACAGCATCAACAGTTTGGGGACTAAAGCAGTTCAACGGTAGTGCATGGGTCAAGCAAACAGTTAAGCAACCTGCACCAGCAGATGTAACAGCAGGCTCAGAGCCTAAAGCGGCATTTGGTGTTGACGGCGATTACTGTGTTGTCTATCAAGATGCGGCAGGCGCCTCACTTGCAGATATCAAACTATATAATAAATTATCAGGCACATGGTACCACATTGGTTCCACAGCATGGGACACAGCAAGTGGATCAAAAGATTTCCAAGTTGCTCCTCATACATCAGTACCTACTACTAAATCAGGTGGTGGTGCATTAGCAAGTGGTGATTTATATTTACAAACTAACAAGCCAAACAGTGGAACAGACGTTGTAGTTAAAGTTTACAACAGTTCAACAGGACAGTGGGTGTTAGAAACAGTCGAAGGTAAAGAACATTCTTACCAAGCATTTGCGGCTTATCCAGTATTATCAACTGGTGACATTTGGGTAGATTATTCAAGTGCAGATGCTACAGTGTCAATTAAAAGACACAACGGCGCACAAACTCTTACTGCTCAATCAACAGCGGCATTAAGTGATACAGCAACATCGGCTACAGCTCATACTAACGGTACTACAGCAGTCAAGTTAATTGTTAACGACAGAGATGACGTTAATGGTGCTTCAGGTGAAATTGCAGTAACATTCCATAACTTTGACGTAGACACAGACGGATTCCTAAGTGTTGACGAAATGGTTGCAGGATTTAACTCAGCATTAAGCACAGCAGTAGCGGCAGATACATTCTCTGATAAAGTTGCAGTGGCTAACGTTGCAGGTAAAATCACTATCACAAGTAGTGCAGGTTACGATCTTGAACTTAAAGCAGGTGATGTAGGTGGATTTGATCCAACAGATTTAAATCTTGTTGCAGATACTCCTTACAGTAACTGGGAAGCCTTAAGTTTTGAAGCAAGTGCAACAGCAATCACAGGTACACTAACTGACGGTACATTATGGTATGACAGTGTTGTATCAGATGACAGCATTGACATTTTATATAACAACGGTGGCACATGGGCTACTTGGGCATATGATGTTAACGTTGCGGCAAGTGAGCCAACAGTACAATCAGATGGCGCAAGTGCATTAGTAGACGGCGACATTTGGGTTGACAGCAGTGACTTAGAAAACTATCCTAAGATGTACAAAAGAGCATCTGCTTTATGGGTAGCAATTGACAACACTGATCAAGTAAGTGACGCAGGTATTGTGTTTGGTGACTTTAGAGCATCAGCATCATCATCAATTGACGGAGACGCACTAAACGCCGACTTATATCCAACTAATATTTTAGCATGGAATAAGAGAGCAAGTGGCGGTAACGTTAAGCAGTGGAACGTGGCTTACACAGTAGGCGGAACACTTATTGGTGACAGATGGGTAGACTACAGTGGACAAAAAGCAGACGGTTCTCCATATATGTTGCGTAAAGCACAGAGAAGAGCAGTTGTACAAGGTTTACAATCGGCTATCAGCACTAACACAGAAATCAGAAATGAAACAAATCGTTTCAATCTAATTGCTTCTCCAGGTTATCCTGAATTAGCAGACGAAATGATTGCTTTAAATGTAGATCGTAAAGAAACAGCATTTATTGTTGCAGACGCACCATTTAGATTAGCGGCAGATTCATCCAGCACAGCGGCGTGGGCAAACAACAGTAATGTTGCTCTTGAAAACGGCGAAGAGGGACTTTTATCAAGTTCACCTTACATGGGTGTTTACTATCCACATGGTCTTGCTTCTAACTTAGACGGTTCAAGTGTTGCAGTACCAGGTTCACATATTGCTTTAAGAACTATTGCATATAACGACCAGGTATCATTCCCTTGGTTTGCACCAGCAGGCTTCCAAAGAGGTCTTGTTTCAAATGCTTCCGGCGTTGGTTACATTGATGCAACAACAGGTAAGTGGACAGCAGTTAGTTTAAGTGAAGGTCAAAGAGACAGTCTTTACAGTAACAAAATTAACCCAATTGGCAACTTCCCAGGAAGAGGCCTTGCAGTATTTGGTCAAAAGACTCTTAACCCAACAGCAAGTGCGTTGGACAGAGTTAATGTTGCACGTTTAGTTGTGTACATTAGAGAAAGACTTGACGATATCGTTAAGCCATTCTTATTTGAACCAAATGATGAAGTAACACGTCAGAATGCTAAAGTATTAGTTGATCGTTTCCTTGGAAACCTTGTAACACAACGAGGTCTATTTGACTTCTTAACAGTTTGTGATACATCAAACAATACACCAGCAAGAATAGATAGAAACGAATTGCACGTTGACATTGCTATACAGCCTGTCAAATCAGTTGAATTTATCTACATTCCGATTCGTGTACAAAACACATTGGGTCAAACTGGTTAATATAACAGTCAGTTATAACTTTAAAGGGCGGTTTTTATCGCCCTTTTTTATGGCTGTATTATAATAGTTGTTAATTAAAATTCACAAAAACAGATAAATAAAAGCATAAGATACAATTAGTATTATTATTTTAAAACGTTCGTAGGAGAACAACAATGGCAAATATACAAACAATTGAAACCAAAAGCAAATTTGGTGTGCCTATAGGAAACAGTGCATCTGGTTCCGGTATTTTAATGCCTAAATTAAAATATCGATTCCGTGTAACTATGTTAGGCGGATTTGCAGGTAAACCACAATCCACTGTATTGACCCAAAATGTAATGAGCGTTGGACGTCCAAAGATTACTTATGAAGAAGTGATACTTGATAGTTACAACTCACGTTCTTACATTCAAGGTAAGCACAGTTGGGAACAGGTTACGTTGATGGTACGTGATGATATCACTAACCAAACAACAAACATAGTAGGTGCTCAGATACAACGACAATTAAATCACTACCAACAAACAACTCCAGCCGCAGGCGGAGACTATAAGTTCGATATGCATATCGAAATACTTGATGGTGTGAATGTCGGCGCAACTGAAGTTTGGTTCTTGGAAGGCTGTTTCTTAACAAACGTTGATTACAGTGAAAGTGACTATGCGGCTACAGACCCAGTTACTATTACTATGCAGATTCGTTACGATAATGCAACACATTATAATGGTGACAACTCAATCAACGGTAGAACAGAAGGCGGCAACCCAATGCCTCAGTCTACTCCAGAAATCACAACTGGTACCGGCGCATAATATAACGCATAAATAATATTGAGGGTCAATGCCCTCAATATTTTTTTAAGGTTTACAATACATGTCAGGCATATTAGACTTATTAGGATTTGATAACGGTGGCGGGTCTTATTTTTTAAGAGACTTTAAAAATGCATACAGATTTAGGCCTGATGTAAACCCCCCTCGTCAGCAATTCAACGGCTATGTAAACTTTATTCTTAACCGTTCTCTTTTCAATAACTTAATCGATGATCCCTCTGGAGGACCAGGCGGAGATAAAGCGTTTGGTACTACCATTAGTAGTCTTGTTAGAACAGCAGAACTACCCAGTGTTGACTTTCAAACAGAAATAAAAAATTCATACAACAGGAAAAAAATTATACAAACAGGTGTAACTTATAATCCTGTTAGCATGACTGTGTTTGATACAATAGGCAACGAATGGCTCACTGTACTAATGAAATACTTTGCATATCATTTCATGGATCCGAGAAATAAACAGGATGGTACAAGCAGAGATATAGAAGGCAGTGTGGATCGACGTGGAGGATTTGAAGTAAATGACGATGGTTTTGGTGCTGGTAGTTTATGGGACAGTAATAGAGCAGGCATAAATGCACAAATTGATCCTCACTTTTTTGAAAGAATAGATATTGTTTTATATCACGGACAAAAATTAGTACAATACAGTTTACATAATCCTAAGTTATCAAGTTTTAAACCAAGCTCAATTGATTATGCATCAAGTGAAGCAATGGGATTTGATTTAGCATTTGATTACGAACGATTTACAACATATAGTAAATTCAATGAAGACATGTCACCTCAAGATTTAGAAAGATTTGACAAAACAGGAATACAACTAAAAGGCGAGTTGTTTGAAAAACAAGCAGAATCCAAAGACACAATATTTGCACAGTTAGGCAATACAGATCTTGATCCTATATTATCAGGTAGACCGAGGTCAGCATTTGTACAAGCAAACGCTGGTACGCCAGTAGTAGAAGAAGAAGGCTCAGAGACAGAGTCTGATGATGGCACAGGCCAAGAGGCCGCTGAAGCACCTCCAGCCGAAGTAGTTAGTACTGCATTAAACAGAGATGATCCTAATTTGTTGGCTACATACGGCAGTGCCGCACTTATGCCATCCGCGGCAGATTTAGCAGAAGATGATTCTCCGGGCGGAATATTTGGAGAAATACTTGATACAGCATTAACTTCTTTGATAAGTGGCGGTAACGTAAAAGAAAATACACTTAGAGTAGTACAAAATAGAGTTATAAACGCAACAGTTCAAGAACGTGGTACAAGATTCAACGACAGCGACGGAGGTGGTGAATAGTGCCAAGCACAAGTTTATACACAACATTTGGTAACGAAGTAAAGTATCAAGTTACCCAAGGCACGTTGGTTGCTTATTTAGAAAATGCTACTATTAAGTTTCCTTTGCCTGAGGCAAGTGTTGATATATTAGAAAATCTTGCTGATACAAGACACATTAATCCTGTAGAACTTGATACAATCACAACACGACTACAAAAGATAGGTTTTGCTGATGCAAAAGCAAAAACTATGGCATCAATACTAATACAAGTTTCACAAGCAGAAGGTGTTAGTCCTCATGATTATTTTTCTACTGGTGATGAAGCACTAAAACTCACAGTTGATACATATGAAGTCATGAATACACTTCGACCAGCAGGAAACAAAATAGGATTAGTTTCACCTGTTGTTAACAGCAAAAGTAGATTTAAGTCACAAATACAAAAATGAGTAGATTCGCACAAGGTGAATACACTGTAGAAAACCCTACTAAGTACGTAGGTAACAAAAAACCTTATTATCGTAGCAGTTGGGAGTTAGCATTCATGCGTATGTGTGATAGCCATCCTAACATACACAAATGGGCCAGCGAAAACGTAAAAATTCCTTACATGAACCCACTAACAAACAGGTATGCAAATTATGTACCTGATTTTATGATACAGTACACCGATAGAAACGGCAGTACTAATGTAGAACTCATAGAAATAAAACCTTCTAATCAAACTACAATGGAAAACGCCAAAGGCAGAGGTCAACAATTAGCAGTAGCACAGAATGCCGCTAAATGGACAGCCGCACAGGAATGGTGTCAACGTAAAGGTATAAGATTCAAAGTAGTTAACGAAGATCAAATATTTCAAACCAACAAAAAACGTAACTCAAAGAAACGTATTTCTAAAAAACGTAAATAATAAATACTGCTATGACATTCCTTATAGCAGGCGACAGTTTTGCACAAGTTGGTACTGAATTTTATTCTCTTCAACAACCGGACGATTACAACAAACCCGACCCAGATTTTGTTCATTGGAGCAGATTAATTGCAGATAAACATAATGCAAATAGTTATTGTATTGGCATGCCAGGGTACGATTTAAAAACCACAGTGTTTGCCACATTAGCAAAGTTACAACAACATAAAGATATTACACATTGCATGTTCCACGTTACTGAATGGAATAGAGTGTTGATGTGGGGTGTTGATAAATCTGACCATGATGTTGCTACATTGTATAATAGATTAAACAGTCATGCATACACAACAGAAGGTCCAAAAGTTCCAACAAATTATTTAGAACACTACCATAAAGAATTAGATATTCTTGTTGATGTTGTATCGGAGACAGATAACCAGGATATGGACAATAGACATTTAGTGCATATTGGCAGTGATTGGATCAGCCACATATTTAAAGAACCACACACGTATGGTTTATCTAACGACAAGTACCAACGTGTCAAACAAGCCTTGCATTCCAGCATGGATCACAATTTTTTCAGTGACCGGATAAATTATCTTATTAGCCTTATTGCTTATTGTAATACTAACAACATAAAATTATGTCTTGTAAATAATTTTTCATCAGATTATGTATCATCGCTTTCACAATTTGGTACATTTGATTATTTTGATACGTTACAATGCTTATCTGATAACAATATGAAAATTAATGATTGGGATGAAGCAAGGGGTCAGCAATATTCTCATTTTTATGAAAACGAGCATCAAGCATTAGCTCTTTATTTCTTAAAACTATTCCCACATTGGCAAAAATAAATTAGGATCTTTTAAGATCATATATTCATTTACCAGCAGTTAAGTATGCATAAATAGTATTATGACACGTAAACTCGAAGAAGAATTTAACCTACCCCACATGGATGAAATGGATAACGATAATATTCCTGCAACTACTGAGGATTCGTTACCAATACAATCTGTGGAAGAAGCATTAAGCATATCAGAAAAGATTAATGGTGCATTACAGCAAGTTAGAGGTATGGAAGCACACGATAGCGAAATGGACACTATTGCAAAGCAAGCCATCGAAAGTTATGAACAATTAATGAGTTTAGGCATGAATATGACGGATATGGCCGCAGGCCCTGTGTTCAATAATGCCGCTAACATGCTTAAAATTGCACTTGAAGCCAAAGATAGTAAGGTAACACGTAAGTTAAAACAAGTTGATCTCATGCTTAAGAAGGCAAATTTAGATCAAAGAGCCGCGGCAAAAGGTGAAGAACCCGGTGGTATACCTACGCAGGCTAATGTTTTTGACCGTAACGAACTATTAAAAATCTTAGGCGAAGGAAAATCTGATAAAAAAGATAAATAGTTGTAACAGGAGATTTTTGCAATGCAATTTAAAGAATTTATATCAGAAAGTTTTAACAAAGAATATGCTTACAGGGTAAAACTTGCGGCAGACTGTGGCAGTGAGCACATGACTACACTTGAACAGTGTTTGTCAAAGTATAATCTTGTTAGTGCGGCCCCTTTTAAAAGATCTCCAATCGAAGAAAACCCAATGGAATTTGTCCGTGCTAAAGGTATTAAACTTGTAACAGAAGTTTGTGCAACAGACATAGTTCTTAAGTATCCTGTCAATCCACGTATATTAGAAGTATGGTTAGCAATTAACTTAGGCTTAGATCATGAACGTGTATTATGCTACGGTGTTAACGAACCACGTAGACTTGAAGCAGATATGCAATCAGAAAGACTTGAAGCAGACGAGGATAGACAAGTATCAGAAGAAGATGCTTTACTCAATGATGAGAGCATGGAGCATTACGAAGCACAGCAAGACGATCTCAAAGATTACGGCTTCGGTGAAGACTTTAACAAAAAATTCTTAGACGAGTTACAGAAAATTAAAAGTGAGAAAGGTGCAGACTATTTCCGTTGTTACCCTTCAAAAGATGAAATCATGGGCGATAATTTAAGACCTATGTTTGATACTATAATGAACACTCCTAATATGGGACAAGGTGCAGAACAGTCAAAGCATGTTGATGTAATATCTCAGAGCAGTAAAAGGAACTAAGATGAACGAAAGAGATCTTAACAAAAAATTATTAAACATTATGGAAGGAGTTTCTTTCAACAGTTTTGGCATGCCACAAGTATCAGCAGAACCAGAAGTAACAGGTTCAGTAGAATTCAAACAGCACAAGAACACTGATAAAGGTTCAGTAAGCATAGAAGCAAGTGCAGACGATATGCAAGAACTTGCAAAAGTATTAAAACTTGCAGGATTAACATTACCAAGTGGTATGAATGCAGATCAAGACCCAATTCAACCTGAAAAGGAAGAAGAGCCTGAAGTTGTTGCAGACAGCGAAGTTGCAGAAGAAGATTGTCCACGTTGTGATGACCCTGAATGCAGTGACGAAGAGTGCGAAGAAGATGACGGCTATTTTGGTGGTACAAAGGAATATGAAGATGTTTCTTACAGCACAGACAAAGAAGAACTTGTTAAATCACTAAGAGCTAAACTCCAAAACATTCTTTCCTAAGTCTCAAATCCTATAAATAACTAATATGGCAAGAGGTACAGCAGATTCCAGTCTGGTTAAACCAGCACATTCTAAAGTTGACTACACTCCTGATGAATTAAGAGAATTCCAGAAGTGTTGCGATTTGTCATCTGGTGCATTATTTTTCATGACAGAGTTTATGAAAATACAGCATCCTACCAGAGGTGGTATAAAGTTTATACCATTTGATTACCAGTTAGAACTAATAAAAAATTACAACGACTATCGTTATAGTATTAACATGCTGGGCAGACAGATGGGTAAAACCACTGTAGCCGCAGGTTACTTGTTGTGGTATGCAATGTTTCAACCAGACAGTACAATACTTGTTGCGGCTCACAAGGCGGCAGGTGCAAGTGAAATTATGCAACGTATCAGATATGCGTATGAGAATGTACCAGATCACATCAGAGCAGGAGTAAGCGAGTACAACAAAGGCAGTATAACTTTTGATAATGGTAGTCGTATTTTAAGTAGTACAACCACTGAAACAACTGGACGTGGTATGTCCTTAACACTTGTTTACTGTGATGAGTTTGCGTTTGTGCGTAATACCATTGCTAAAGAGTTTTGGACTTCATTATCTCCTACACTTGCAACAGGTGGTAAAGCAATTGTAACAAGCACACCAAACAATGATGACGATCAGTTTGCAATGATTTGGGCTGGTGCAAACAACACATTTGATGAATATGGTAATGATTCGCACCTTGGTGTAAATGGTTTTAAACCATATTTGGCTGTGTGGGATCAACACCCAGACAGAGATGAAGCATGGGCGGCACAAGAAAGGGCAAGTATTGGTGAAGAACGTTTTAGACGAGAACACCAATGTGAGTTTGTTATATATGATGAAACACTGATTGCTCCGTTAAAACTTGTTAATTTGCGTGGACAAGATCCTATAAGACAAATGGGTCAAGTACGTTGGTATAAACATCCACATCCTAATTGCACTTATGTAGTTAGTTTAGATCCAAGCACAGGCACAGGCGGCGATGCCGCTGGAATACAAGTTGTAGAGTTACCAACATTAACACAGGTAGCAGAATGGCAACATAATAAAACACCTGTAGAAGGCCAAATGCGTACTATGATGGATATACTACAGTACCTAAAAGAATTACAAGTAGCACAAATATACTGGAGTGTTGAAAGCAATGCAGTTGGTGAAGCGGCACTGGTTGTTATCAGAGACACAGGTGAGGAAAACTTCCCAGGTGAAATGCTACACGAACCAAAGAAAGTATCAGGAAAGAAAGGCAGACGTGGTTTTTATACCAGTCACAAGTCTAAAGTAGAATCATGTTTATCACTAAAACGTTTAGTTGAACATGATAAAATTACACTTCAAAGTAAACCTCTAATGTCAGAGTTAAAAAACTTTGTTGCAAAAGGTAACAGTTTTGCCGCTAAAGTAGGCGAACACGATGACCTTGTAATGAGTCTTGTATTAGCAGTACGTATGATTGATTATATAGCAACATTTGAAGATGAAGTGTATGAACGAGTAAACTCTAATCTCACCAATGATGTGCTATCAGAGTACAGCGATGAAGATGAATGGGACGGACCAATGCCAATAGATCTTCTATAAGTGATAAATAGTTGTACTAAAGGAGATAACAGCAATGGCAGTTAACGCAGATGCAGTAGGAGAAAAAATCTTTAACCTTATGAAAGGCTTCGGTCTTGAGGTTAAAAGTTTTAGTGCCGAAGGCAAGATTACAATTGATCCACAGGACGCAACACGATTTGTAGTAGCGGATCCTAACATGATTGTGCGTTATGACAAGCCTAATCAAACAATTCAGTTTGCTACAAGTACAGCAGAAGAATCAGAGCAATTACGTACTATGTTAAAAGATTTAGCAACTGACAATTTACAAAACTTTGACTTTAAAGTGTTTGATAGAAGATTAGAACCTAAATCAGAGATGATTGATATCGCACAAAAGCAGGAGAAAGACATGGCAGATGTATTAGAAGGATTTGGTGCAATGACTGGCAGTACTAAAACCAGTTACCAAGGACTTGATAATGTCAAAATCGTTGTGAGACACAAGAAAGCAGTTAACGAAGAAGTACGTGGAGCAAGAAGCAGAAATATCCACAGCATCTTTATACAACGTGGTGACGAAAGATTTAAAATGGCTGAAAACAATTTGAAAGCCGCAAGAGCAATGGCACGCCATATACAGAAAGGCGGAGAAATGCATGACACAGTAGGTGAGAGCATTACTGAAATGGCCGCTGAACATAGAACATTAAAAGAGTTTGTTCGTTATGTTAAGAAGGGCGGGTTGGTAAATGAAACCAACGAAGAGTATGTAAATATTGCTGTTGAAAATATTAACAGTATCAATGACACATTACAGAAACTTGCAGGTGCTAAAACTTATGCAAATACATCTGAGAGCGTTATTGGTAGAAGTCAAATAGAAGTACTTGAAGATGATATTGACTTAGAAGCAAAATTCACAGAAACACATTTTGATGACAGAGTAGCAAATGCTATGTCAAGTATCAAAAGTGCTATGTCAAGAAGATCACAGTTTGAAGAAAGTATTACATTAGCAGTACAGAATGAAAAGTTTGATAACCTCAAGAACTTGTTGTCAGAAGATGACGGTGTTGAATTTATTTCACCAGCGGCAAAACTTAGTCACCAAGTATCACAAATGAGTCAATCATCTACTAATCCAATGTTAGGTACTTACTTGAACGGCATCAGTAAAAAGATTGGTGGTGGAGCAGGACTTAATCAACATGAGTATGCAACTATTAAGAGTTGTTTACTAAGTGCTAATCAACCACAAATTAAAGCAGTAGCAGAAGATCACAGTGCTAAGTTTGAAGCATTCATGGAATCATTAGATATCCTGTAAGTTACTGTTTTAAAAGAACTAACCAAATAAAACCCGCTATATGCGGGTTTTTTGATAAATAAAACTGTTAGAAGGAGTTAACTCCACAAACAAAGTTTTTTTTGAAACAATGTAAAAAAACGGTTGACAAATTCTATCTTGGCAATTATAATAAACCAGTAATCATATGATTACGACTATGGCAAACATGGCAATTACAGGAGAAACATCATGGCCTCATTAGCAGAAATCAGAGCGAAGCTCTCATCAATGGAAACCAAACCCGGTTCCAAAAATAACTCACAAAGCGACAACGCAATTTATCCACACTGGAATATTGACGAAGGTACCTCAGCAGTATTGAGATTCTTACCAGACTCAGATCCAGATAACACATTCTTTTGGGTAGAACGTCAAATGATTCGTTTGACTTTCCCAGGTGTGAAAGGTGGAGAAAACAAACCAGTTACAGTACAAGTACCTTGCGGTGAAATGTACGGCGATTCGTGTCCAGTACTAACTGAAGTACGTCCTTGGTTCAAAGACGCATCTTTAGAAGATATGGGCAGAAAGTATTGGAAAAAACGTTCATACATTTTCCAAGGATTTGTAACTGAGAATCCTCTCAACGAGGAATCACCAGAAAACCCAATTAGACGTTTTGTGATTTCACCACAAATCTTCAACATTATTAAATCAGCACTTATGGATCCAGATATGGAAAACATTCCAACTGATTATGTTGCAGGTACTGACTTTAGAGTCACAAAAACAACCAAAGGTCAATACGCAGACTACAGTACATCAAAATGGGCTCGTAAAGAGAGTGCATTAGATGAAGTACAACTTGCGGCAGTAGACACAAATGGTTTACACAACTTAGCAGACTTTTTGCCTGCAAAGCCAACTGCAGAAGGATACCAAGCAATTACAGAAATGTTTGCGGCATCAGTAGATGGTGAGTTGTATGATCCAGAGCGTTGGGGTAACTTTTACAAGCCATATGGCGTAGAAGTTCCAAGCACAGCGACACCAGCCACAAGTGCTCCAGCACAAGCGGCGGCTCCAGTAGCACCAACGGCGGCACCTGCACCTGCACCAGCAGTAGCAGAAGCGGCTCCAGTAGCACCTGCACCAGCAGTAGAAACAGCGGCTCCAGTAGCACCTGCTCCTGCACCTGAAGTAGATAAAGGAAAGCAATCAGCAGATGACATCTTACAGATGATTCGTAACAGAAGCAACGGGTAAGGAGATACATCATGCAAAAACCTTTTGACCTAAGTAAGTTCCGTACTGGTATCACTAAAAGTATTAGTGGTATTAGTGCAGGATTCCACGATCCACAGGATTGGATTAGCACAGGCAACTACACACTAAACTACTTAATCAGTAGTGACTTTAACAAAGGAATTCCGTTAGGAAAGGTTAGTGTATTTGCAGGTGAATCCGGTTCTGGTAAATCGTTTATATGTTCAGGCAACATTGTAAAGAACGCTCAAGAAATGGGCTGTCAAGTAGTGTTGTTTGATTCAGAGAACGCACTCGACGAAGATTGGCTACAAGCACTTGACGTTGATACATCACCAGAGAAACTATTAAAGATCAGTGTTAGCATGATTGACGATGTTGCGAAAGCAATTAGTGAATTTGTTAAAGACTACAAAGCAAACTACAGCGATCTCCCCTATGAAGAAATGCCTAAGTTAGCATTTGTTATTGATAGTTTGGGTATGTTATTAACGCCTACTGACGTAGCACAATTTGAAAAAGGTGACATGAAAGGTGACATGGGTAGAAAGCCTAAGGCATTAACAGCCTTGGTTAGAAACACTGTTAACCAGATTGCACCTTTTCCGATTGCCTTAATTGCTACTAACCACACTTATGCATCACAGGACATGTTTGATCCAGATGATAAAATAAGTGGAGGACAAGGCTTTATATATGCAAGTAGTATTGTTGTTGCTATGAGAAAACTTAAATTAAAAGAAGATCTCGATGGTAACAAAGTATCTACAGTGCAAGGTATTAGAGCGGCATGTAAGGTAGTTAAGTCTCGTTACAGCAAACCGTTTGAAGGTGTGCAAATCAAGATTCCATATGAAACAGGCATGGATCCTTATAGTGGCCTATTAGAAATGCTTGAAACACGTGGCATCGTTGATAAAGTTGGTAACAAACTCTCTTATGTTTCACCAGTAACAGGTGAAGAAATCAAAGAGTTCAGAAAAGGTTGGTCTGGAGATAAACTTCAGGTAATTATAGATGAATGGAGTCAAAATCCAAAAGCAACAGGGTTTGAAGAAGATCTTGATCTTGGCGATGTTGACCCAGATGAACTTGATAACATAGAGGAGTTGATGGATGAGTCCTGAGATAGCATTACTTAGTGAGACATGGGAACTTGTAAAAACCCATGTCAATGCTAAAGATCGTTTACACGTAGCAGAATCCATGTTGAGATTGTTTGAAGAAAATATTGATATCCAGGATATTAATGTTTACATGAACGAATTCGACAAAGTCATGAAAACTGCCATTGTCACTTATTTTGACGAAGGCATTGATGACGAGGATGAAGACGACGAGTACGAGTATTAAAAATGAGTACTTGGTATAATAAAGTAGTTGGTAATTTAGGTGAGATCGTTGATTCAGTAAATTACTTTGAAAACGAACTTGAGGAAGCCAAGTATGAAGTTGGGATAAGAGGCAGTCTGGAGAAATCCAGTTCTGCCTTACCCGGCATCACAGAACATCGCTTTAATCAGTTACAAGAGATTGAAGCAATCCTCGAACACTTAAACATAGAACTTCGCAAAGAACGTTCTAAAACATTCCGCAAGTATTTGGAAACATACAATAGACAACTGTCCAGCAGAGATGCTGAAAAGTATGTTGACGGTGAAGATAGTGTTATTGACCTAACGCATCTATGTAACCAATTCAGTCTATTGAGAAACAGGTACTTAGGTATTATGAAAGGCTTAGATGTCAAGCAATGGCAAATAGGACACATCACAAAACTTAGAACTGCTGGAATGGAAGATATTGTAATTCAATAAACAGGTTGACAAACTTTTCTAATTTGCTATAATAGTAGCATGGAACAAAATTATACAGAAGAACAAATAAGATCATTAGTTGGTGCGCCAACTCTTGAAGAAGAGCAAACCTGTGCATGTGGCGAGCAAATTACAGAATGTAATGAAGCATACGAACACATGACCAGTGGAGTTTAATAGGGGTCGAGAGACTCGGGTAAGGGACAGGATTACAAGTGATTACCAGTCCACAATTCGTTTACGACAGAGTAACGACAGTAATCCATCCCTCCAATTTATCTTTGCTCCGTTCGTCTAATGGTTAGGACACTGGGTTTTCATCTCAGCAATAGGAGTTCGATCCTCCTACGGAGTACCATACTATAGTCTGATTTTTGCGTATTGACGCTCGTTTTGTACAGACTTTAAACAACAAAAACAAATGGCAGGTCAACAGCTCTTGGACCTACATAAACTAAATAGAGCCAGAGTAGAAAGCAATGTGGGTGATTAGCTCAGTTTGGTAGAGCATCTCGTTTACACCGAGAGGGTCGGCAGTTCGAACCTGTCATCACCCACCATTTGTACATAACCGGTCCGGTAGTTAAACGGTTATAATTCCGCCCTGTCACGGCGGTGTTCGGGGTTCGATTCCCCGTCGGACCGCCACTATTAAATTATAAATACAGATATGCTTAAACTTGAATGTGGTCCTGAAGACCATAGAGAAATAGTAACAATAGACATAGACACTACAAAAAAGATTGGTCTCTTTTTAAGTGGTGGTATAGACAGTTCTGTATTGTTGTCTTGTATGTGTAAGGATATAATTGCACAGGGTAAACAACCTAAAGATGTTATTAAATATTTGTTTAACATACCCAAGACCGATGGTGCTGAATTATATCCACCTGCACTTATAGAGTTTGTTGAGAAAAAGTTTGATATAGAATTACCGTCAACAACTCGTGTTAGGATAACACAATTACATCAACGTTTCCATGGACAAAAAGTTTGGGAGTCTATATTGCATACTTTAGAGAACTACGATGTAGATCAAATTTACATGGGCGACCAACGTTCTAATCCAGACTTAGATACTACACTTCCCACCAGAAGCGAAAAGATAGAAGGCCCAATGCCGGGCACATTGATTTTTCCTTTTAACCATACTCAAAAGAGCCACACCATTGATATTATGTTTCAGTTAGGTGTAGAAGAAATATCAAACCTATCACATAGTTGTACAGAAACAATGACTGGTAAATGTGGTAAATGTTATCATTGCAAAGAACGTGCATGGGCATTTGAGTCTATGGATAAAGTTGACACAGGGAATGGATAGGACAAAACGTAGATATATCAGATTTAACTTACCCTCAGGTGGTGGCGGTATGCCAGCTCAAATGCACAGAGGCAGAATATCTAATGCAGTTAACAAATGGGCTAAAAATTACGGCATAGAAGTTTCTTTTAAAACAGTAGGGTACGAACTGCACCTATCGTTCCAATCAGATCCAGAACTTGCACAATTCATCCTCACATTCGATGAGGACCTCGGATTCACTAAATTTAAAACAATAGAAATGTAGGTTGACAAATACCTAAAAGATGCTATACTTATTTCATAGGTAGGCGGCTGTAGCTCAGTTGGATAGAGTATGTGGCTACGAACCACAGGGTCGGGAGTTCGAATCTCTCCAGCCGCGCCAACAAGTTAGAGGAGTATATATTATTAATAAGATGGGTATTAGAAAAAACAAAATAATTTTAACAGACGTAGATGGTGTAGTTCTTGATTGGGAAGAAGGCTTCTCTGTCTGGATGGAGCATCACGGTCATAGCAAAGTTGATGGATATCAGTTTATGTATTCCATCGGTGATCGCTATGGCATGTCCAGAAACAACGGACATAAACTTGTTAAAGTATTTAACGAGAGTGCCGCAATAGGCTTTCTCCCTCCCCTCAGAGATGCACAGTACTTTGTTAAAAAGTTATCTGAGCAACATGGGTATAAGTTTATAGCCATAACATCTCTGTCTTTAGATCCTTATGCCAAGGAATTGAGGACTCGTAATTTAAACAAGTTGTTTGGTGATGCATTCATTGACGTTGTTTGTTTAGATACTGGTGCTGATAAGGATGAAATACTTGCAGAATACGGTGCCAAGTACACTGATAATTACTGGATTGAGGATAAGCCTGAGAATGTACAAGCAGGAATCAATGCAGGATTGAAGGGAATTTTGGTAGAACACGGGCATAATATGGTAGAACCTAAGGGTATTGTAGTAAAGAATTGGGAAGAAATTTACAATCTTGTTACAAATCAATAGGTTACAGCATACCAAAACGGTTGACAGATCATTAAAAACTGCTATAATATGTACATAAATTAATTAATTGCTGTGGGAGGCAATATTATGGAAAAGCAAGTTCGCATTATACAAGGTACTTACAGAAACGCACCTATCACTGATACAGTGTTTCCGTTAGTAAAACCAAGCACTTTCGGTAAGAAAGGTTTATTTATTACTGTAGACGCCAGCAAGGTGTTAGGTCCAGACAAGAAAGCAATACGTGTATTGCTTGAAAATCCAAACGATATAGAATACGTTGACGGACCAGCAACTGAAGTTGAGTCTACTGAAACTGCACCTGCAAAAGCAGTAAAAGAAACTGAAGAGCAGGCCATGGATAGAATCAAACGTAGATTTAATATCCTTGATGAGATGACTGATGCTGTGGCAAACGGTGTTGTTAGAGGTCTTATCGTAAGTGGCCCTCCAGGTGTTGGTAAGAGTTTTGGTGTTGAGAAGATACTTGACGAATACGATGTTATGGCTAAACTTAGCAGTAAGCCGCCAAGAACAGAAGTAGTCAAGGGTTCAATGACACCAATTGGTCTGTATCAGACACTATACAACAATTCGCAGAAAGGTGACATCCTTGTGTTTGATGACTGCGACAGTGTATTGTTTGATGAAGTATGCTTGAACATGTTGAAGGCAGTACTTGACTCAGGCAAGAAAAGAACTATTAGTTGGAAGTCAGAATCGCAGGCTCTTCGTAGAGAAGGTATTCCTGATAGATTTGAGTTCAAAGGTGGTTGTATCTTTATTACTAACGTTGACTTTGAAAACGTTCGTTCTAAGAAGATCAAGGATCACTTATCAGCACTTATGTCCAGATGTCATTACATTGACCTTGAGATGAATAGTGTTAGCGATAGGTTCTTACGTATTAACCAAATTGTACGTGACGGTATGTTAGACGAGTATAACTTCGGTAAAGAAGGAGACCAGGAAGTAGTGGACTTTATGGTTTTGAAGGCTAACAGGTTGCGTGAAATTTCACTCAGGATGGTTCTTAAGGTAGCAGACCTTAAACAGATGTCTCCGGACACTTGGCAAGAACTTGCGGAGTCAACCTGTATGAAACGTGTTGCATAACATTCTCCCACAACTTGTTTGTAACACAACGCTCTACCCGGATTTCCGGGTAGAGTTATTTTAACTTTAACATTAAGGAAAATAATGAAGAATAGAAAGATAGCGTCATTACTTGCCGTTGCATGTTTATTAAACATTAACGTGTATGCAGATGACTTGATAGAAGAAATTGTTGTAGTCGGTGCAACAATTGTTGAAACTACTCCAAACGTTAACGAAGACTTTGGGTTAGTAGAAACAGTAATGCCTGCAATGGCATACACAGCCGGAGGCTTTGGTGGCTTTAGTGGCTATAATGAGCGTGGAGCACAAACAGAACACACAACTATTTTTAGGAATGGTGTACCTGTTAACGATGCAGGCTCAGGATGGTATGACTTTGGTCACGACATTGTTACTGGACAAGAAGCATTAAAAATTGTTAGTGGTCCTAACAGTGTGCTATATGGTTCAGGCAGTTTGGGTGGTTCAGTGTTTATCACAGACGACCTACAAGACGGTTTTGTATCCAGGCTTGGGTCAGACCATACACTTGTTGATGTAAGTCAAAGCGGATTTGGTGTTACATATTTTGATGTATCAAACGGCTCAGTGAGAACTGACAACGATGAAACAGATAATTATGTAAACAAAACAGCAAGGCTTGATCAAACAGTTGGTGGATTTGACATCAATGTAAATTACACTGATTACGATTATGACTATGACAACTGCTATACTGCAAGTTTTTCACAGTCAAACGATTGTACTCAGACTGGTAATAAAGTTGCTGTGAGTGTTCGTAATGATAACATCACATTAGGTTATAACAAAAATAATGCAGATTATTTTACTGGAGATGACTTAACGTATGACAGCGAAGCAGAAAGACTTTACTTAGATGCTAAAACCAAATATCTACTTGGCACACCAGCCGCAGAACTTATTGTGGGTATCACCGGTGATCAAGAAACATATATGGATAACGATCAGACTGATGTCAGTGGTTATGCATCTATTAACTTTGAAAACCAATTTGGTGTCGGCGTAAGAGTAAACGAAGATGCATTTGTTTACAGAGTAGGATACAGCAAAGAACTGCTTTCTATAAATTTTGCTACCAGTTATCGTAACCCTACATTGTATCAACAAAATGGTGACGTATGGGTACAAGGCAATGCAGACTTAGAAGCAGAAGAGTCTATGGGTGCTGAAGTTACATTTGGTGCTATAACATTGTACAGGTATGAATTTGAACAAGGTATACAATACCAATCAGGCTACACGGATGATGCAGGTGTGTATAACAGTGCAACATACATTAACTCAGGCGAATACAAAACACAGGGCATTAGATTTGTAGATGCTTATGCTGTACCGTATGGCAGTCTTAATGTAATGGTTGGATACACAGACAGTGATCAACCACGTGTACCAGAGTTAAAAACTCAGTTGAGCTACTATGCAAGTTTTGGTGATGTAAAATTCAAAACTATTTATAGTGGTATGTTTGACAGAGCACCTGGACCTTACGATGGAGCAAGCCTGGATGACCTAAGCACACTTGATTTTGTGTTCAGCAGACAGTTTGCAAAAGCCACAGTATCGTTTACTGTTCGCGATGTATTTGATAATGAGTTTGAAGTAACACCAGGCTATGGTGCTGGTGGTAGAAAATACTTCTTGACAATCTCATCAAACTAAGGTATATATTAGTATGCATAAAACAGTTTTAGAAATTAGAGACGAAGTAAACATCAAGTTCGTTGGACTCGATGTAAAGACAAGGCGTAAGATTTCTGATTCGGTAAAATTCTTTTTACCTTATGCATACCATATGCCAGCATACAAATTAGGCCGCTGGGATGGTTGCGTTAGATTTTGCGACATTGGCGGCCGATCCTATTTGAATTTACTCGACACTCTACTACCAATTGTAACCGCGGCAGGTTATGATGTAGAGGTTGATGATCAAAGGCAAACATGGGATTTCAAATTTAACCCTGTTGAGGCAAACAGTTATGAAGATACTGCATGGCCTCCCAGACATCCTGCCGCAGGGTTACCTATTATTTTAAGAGACTATCAAGTAGAAGTTATTAATCGATTCCTTGATAATCCTCAGTGTTTACAGGAAGTGGCAACAGGAGCCGGTAAAACACTTATCACAGCAGTGCTCAGTCATCGTTGTGAGGACTTTGGCAGGACTATAGTAATTGTGCCAAACAAAGATCTTGTTGTGCAGACAGAAAAAGATTACAAAAATTTAGGTATGGACGTTGGTGTTCTTTATGGCGACAGAAAAGAATATGACAAGACTCATACTATATGCACATGGCAAAGTCTTGCAGTACTGGAAAAGAAAACAAAGGCAGGCGAAGCCGAAGTTGACTTAGATGTATTCCTCGATCAAGTTGTGTGTGTAATGGTTGACGAAGTACACAAAGCAAAAGCAGATGTATTGCGTGACCAGTTGAGTGGTATGTTTAAAAATGTTCCTATACGTTGGGGACTAACAGGTACTATACCGCAAGACGAACACGAAGCAGTAGCATGTACCTGTGCATTAGGACCTGTTACAGGTAGCCTAAGCAGTAAAGAGTTACAAGACATGGGTGTATTGGCTGACTTGGACATTAGTATTTTGCAGATGCAAGATGGTCCACTTGGGTTCAATGGATATGCACAAGAACTTAAATGGCTTACCACAGACGAAACAAGACTAAAACATCTATCGCAGATAATTAACCAAATGGCACAACAAGGTAACACACTTGTTCTCATAGATAGAATTGCCACAGGAAATATATTTTCAGAGATGAATCCTGAATGGGCATTTGTTAGTGGTGGTATGAAAGTCAAAGACAGACAATCCGAGTATGATGAAATATCAGAAATGGATAACAAGGTCATTGTTGCTACATACGGTGTAGCGGCAGTAGGTATCAACATACCTCGAATATTTAATTTGATTATGTTGGAACCAGGAAAAAGTTTTGTTCGTGTCATACAGAGTATCGGTAGAGGTATTCGTAAGGCAGAGGACAAAGATTACGTAAATGTGATTGACATATCAAGCAATCTAAAGTATAGTAAAAGACATTTAACTAAACGTAAAGTGTTTTACAAAGAAAAAGAATTCAGACACACTATGACGAAAGTTGAATACAAATAAGGAAAACTATGAAAATATTAACGATAGAAAACGAGCCATTTGATCTCAATACGGTTCCTGATGAAGTTGAGGACATGCGATATTGTGTACTTGATGCATCAGACAAAGACGAGATAGACTTTTACTTCCTGCCATTGATATTTTTAGAGAGTTTCCATGCTCCTGCAATATGTTTGCAAATAGGAAATTCATCTATACAGATGCCAATGGATTGGAGTATATTAATCTGTGACGATGACTATGGTGGAGTAGAAGTTATTCCATTAACAAGTTTAAACAATAGAGGATTTAAAGCATTAGCAACCAATCCACTAAGTACTAAAATACCAGACTGTTATGATATTACTATTACAAATATCTATCAAGACGTAAAATGGTTTTTTCCTAAACTAAAGCATGGCCACATGTTGGCTGTTCCTTTAGAAAGCAAAGACAAGCCACGGTGTGCATACTTTGTAAAAGAGCAAAACAAAATTTGTAATATTGAGGTTGGAGATTTAATGTAATGGCAAAGGAGCCTAAACTACCACTTAAAACAGTACTACATGCAATTGATAAAAGAGACAAGAATTTTTATAACAACTTAACAATTGAACAACGTAAGTCTTTAGGACTGTGGATGATGTTGAGATATGCGAGTAGTGTGCAAGGTAAGAATGCACCACAGTATATCTTTATGGTCAATGAGTTGTTTAACCAAGACTTTTATTCAATTAACAAACATCCAGAATTACAATGGCTGTTATTAAGTGCATGTGGTTCAGGCAAAGTAGAATTCCATCCGTATATTAAACCACCTACACAAAAGAAAAAGAAAAACAAGTCTCAGCAATTTATAGCAGACTTATTACCACATCTAAAAGCAGATGAAATAGAAATGGTATTGAGTATGAACACAAAACAAGAATTAAAAGACTTAGCAAAAGATTATGGGTACGATGACAAAACAATCAAAGACATCTTCGGTAAGTGATCAAGTTTGTAAATGGTGCGACAAAAGTTTTCGTAGTGATAGAACTTTAGCCGCTCATATGTGTCCACGCAAAAGGCGTTGGGCAGACAAAGATATGACACATGTTAGATTAGGATACCGTGTATTCCAGATGTTCTATGAAATCAATACTGCAACCAGCAAACCAAAAAGTCAAGAAGACTTTATTCGCAGTCAATACTATGAAGGCTTTACCAAGTTTGGTAGAAGTTGTATTCGCAATGAATACTTGTCGCCTGAAACATTTGCGGAGTGGCTAATTAAGAATGGTAAGAAGTTAGCGGACTGGAGTAAGGATGCTGTATATGATGATTGGCTATTAGAGTATGTTAAAAAAGAGCCCGGTATGAAAGGGTTAGAAAGAAGTATTATACATTTTGCTAAATGGTCTGAAGAACATGAATGCGATTGGCAAGAATATTTTACTGTAGTTAGTCCTGCAAGATTTGTATATGATATTAGATCAGGCAAAGTAAGTCCTTGGGTATTGTATCTTAGTGAGACTGGCTCCGAAGTGTTAACACGATTAAGCGATGAGCAAATTAAAATGATACAACACATTATCGATTCTCAGTTTTGGCTTAAAGTGTTTACAAAGAATCCTGCAGAGGTTACTGAAATCCGCAATGCATGTGAAACAGCACAAATTTAAATAAATAGTAGCAACTAAATTAAGGATTGTAATGAAAGTAAAACTAATTAGTCACTCACAAGCACCTATGTACGAAGAGTCAGCATTAGACTTAGTGGCATATTGTGCCAGAGTAAGTAACCCAAGTAATCAAAACAATACAGAAACAAATGAAAAACTTGTGAAGTATTTGATGAAACACAAACATTGGTCGCCGCTCGAAATGGTGAGCGTTTGTTTAGAAGTAGAAACAACCAGAGACATAGCAAGGCAACTGTTACGTCATAGAAGTTTTAGTTTCCAAGAGTTTAGTCAACGTTATGCTGACCCGACAAAGGACTTGGACTTTGAAATACGTGAAGCACGTTTACAAGATCCTAAGAACAGACAGAACAGTATTACTACTGATGATACAATACTACAAGCTCAGTGGGAAGACAGACAAAGAGATGTTATTAAAGCCGCCACAGACGCTTATAACTTCGCTGTAAGCAACGGTATTGCCAAAGAGCAGGCAAGAGCAGTACTACCAGAAGGAAACACGTTAAGCAGGCTGTACGTTAACGGTACGTTGCGTAGTTGGATTCATTATATTGAATTACGTGGTGCTAATGGCACACAACAAGAGCATATGGATATTGCTCATGCTGTAGCAGATGTTATAGCAGAGATATTTCCATTAGCAGAAGAGTTCAAAGGGAAAGAAATTTAATGCCAAATAAACTTATTGCATTTGGTTCCGAATTCTCACGTGCCCACAACGAGGATGAAACATCTTGGCCAGAGCTATTAGCAACCTCTGTGAGCAAAAATTTAGACAACAGAGTTACAGATAGCACTTCAAATGAATATATTTGGGATACCATTGCCCAAGAAGTTCGAACACACCAAATAGAAAAGTCTGATATGGTTATTGTGCAATATGGTAATATGTGGCATAAGCATTTTTACAGCATAGAGAGATCAAACGACTATAACGAATTAAGTGTTAAAGAACAAAAGAACTTTGACTTTAAGGAAGAGCTCGGCATACTTAATGATTCTAAGATGGCAGTGTTTACAAAATGGAGACCTGAACATGCTGACCAACAACATCATGTTATAGACCAAGAATTACATCAAGCATATGAAAATGCAGTTTGGGATAATCGAGATTGCTTGTGGAATTTCAACAGCACTTTTTATAATAGACATTTTCAATGTGTTAGGATGTTGCAATCAGTAGGCGTACCTGCATTGTTTATAATTGCATCAGCACATATATGTCCTTTAGATGACAACGAGCTAATGGCTGAAACAGATCACAACGGTTTGAACATTAATAGATGGATTGACGATTTCGAGCCCGAAGATCGAGATAAAATAATAACACCTACATCTATACTCACAAAACGTGGACACTATGAATTATCTATTTCCATATATGAAGCTCTTTACAGCAGTAAAGGCGGCATAGTTGATTAGTAAAACAGGTTGACAAACACACACAATTTGCTATAATATACACTAATAATTTACGAAAGGTAGGATATTCATGAATTTTAGCAAAGTCAGTGTAGGTATTAGTTTATTGTTCTTGACCGCATGTGGCGGTAGTGGGACATCTCCAGCAGTTGGGTTACAACCACTCACACCACCTACACCACCCTCAACTCCAACACCATTATACAATGCTGAACCACTTGTAGCATATGATCCAGATACATATTACAGCAATGTGTGTACTGCTGATACAACGTTAGAGCCAAGCATACAGTTTGCAATACCCACAAAGTTAAATGATGACGAGTACACAGACTTTATTGTTGTCTATTGGTGCGACTTAGCAACTAATTCAGAGAAGACTACTGCTACACCTAATATACTTGTTGCACAGGTTAGTGACGGCATTGGCGGATTTACTGTAGAGAACTATGATGTGTTTGGTGAGAGTTACCCAAGCATCAGTGGTGCAAGTAGAAAATATGCTGTAGGTGACTTTAATAACGATGGTGTAGATGATTATGCATTTGCAACCAATTGGGAAGATGGTAGAAACAATGAGTCAGTGTATGATGCTCAACCAACAGTGTTATTAAGTAATGCAAATTACACATATGACATCAGTGTGTTTGGACAACCTTGTTGGGGACATGCAGTACAATCGAGGCCAAACGATCAAGGATATGATGATGCATTGTTTGGAGGCTATTGTGGCGACCAATTTCAGGCATACAGATTAGTAAACAATGAATGGGTATCTACTACACAAGAATATCCTGTGGGAATAAATCAACCAGCAAGTCATTGGTCAACAGATTTTCAAACTGTTGGTACAGATTCGATTGTTGGTACAACTTGTATTTTCACAAGTAATGACACACCACCAGCATGTGGTATTGGTTTGTTTACAGAATACGAAGACTGGGCAATGGATGATAGTTATTTAACACCAGCAGAGTTTATTATCACAGTTACCAATTGGAATGGTGATGTTGGTCCAATGGATGTGATGTTGGTTAATGGCGAGCAGTATTTAGGTATTGCGGCCAGCCAGATGTGTGTTATGGACGACTCTTCTGTTATTGCTATGTTTGATGGATGGAAGCCTACAGTAGAAGTGTACGAAGGCGGAACGTATGATGTTGACGATATGGACGACCATAGATTCTTATTAGTGTTTGATATTGTAGATAATAAATTAGTACAACGTGAAGATGCATTTGTAAATGAAATTAATCAATACAATGCAAACTTCTTTGAATGCGGAGATATTAACAACGACGGATTAAGTGATGTGGTTATATCAGAGTTCAGTAGAGGTGAGCGACAATTTGGTGGTAAGCCAATGGTGTATTTAAACAACGGCAGTAAGTTTGTAATGTATGAAAACGCTGAAGAGCCAATGCCGGGTCACAGTGGTGTACAGGACAATGCACAAGGTTATCTACACGATATGAACAGCGATGGTTATGTTGATGTTGTTGTGTTTGGCGAAACAACTGCAACAGATGGTAATATAGAAATATACACCACTACTGATTACTTGACATTAAATGAATAGGTGTTATAATAATCATTATGAAGATTGATTTTGATGTAGACATTGATATGCCTAATCGTGATGAACTGTTAAAGTTTATCAAGCATATACCTGCAAGTATTGTTAAAGATGGTAAATTTACTAAGCACAACACTGGCGTCTACTTACAAAATATTCCATTCAAACCAATTGAAAACTTCAGCAACATAGATCACAAAACAGCAGAAGAAGATGGTTGGTTTAAACTTGATGTACTGAACAATAGTGTGTATACAGATATTAAATCTGAAGCACACTTAAATCAACTACTCAGCAAAGAACCTATGTGGGAATTATTGCTACATAGCGATATAGTAGAGCAACTATTCCATATTAATAACTATGCAAAATTAGTAGCAGAATATAAGCCGCAATCAGTAGAGCAATTAGCAATGATACTTGCAATTATTAGACCAGGTAAGAAACATTTGGTTGGTAAGAGTTGGGCAGAGATTGAATCGGATGTATGGTTGAGACCAACTGATGATACATACTTCTTTAAGAAGAGTCATGCTATTGCTTATGCATTAACTATTGCGGTACAGTTGAATTTGATTGTTGAGACTGCTAAGTCTTCTTGATAAGTTGAATTGTTCTTCGTTTAATTCTTTTCTTTAGTAAATTTTGCAAACTGGTCACAGGACCAAATAATATTTCCACGTCCTTCATTACAAATGTTCTTAGATAAGGCATGAATGCTTTCATTTCGTAATGTAAGAATACATCAATTGGTAATTGTCTATTACTTTCCCACCACCATATTTCGCCAAGTTCTAAAAAATTTCTCTTTATTTCTGGTGTTGGAATCTGCTCTACATCGTAAAATGTGAGGATTTGACCATCTTGATTAACTACTATGCCGACATATTCTCTGCCACCGTACGTTATACCAGTTAGGAACTCAAAGTTGGAGTATTCATTTGCTTCTACCATCTAAGATATTTATCACTCGACTGATAAATACATGTATGAGTAACGGCGACAATAGACTTTATTTGTACGAAAATGTAGTAGATCTTGTCATAATGGCAGGAGATTTATATGTGGATAACAGACCAATGAACAATAGAAACTTAAAAGCCCACAAGGGCGTAACTAATGATATTTATTTCCAGATAAGAAATAGAGATAGAAAATTACAAAATGTATTTTCTGAAACACTGAGAGCATACTTAGTAAATCCTTCTACCAAGAAGAGATTGATTACACGAATCCTCGAAGACACCAGTGAAGTTGGAAAGGTTAAGTTGGTCCTTAGTGAAGGAGATCTTGCTCAAATAGATCCAGGTTTATATCAAGTATTCATCACACGTTCGGTTGATGAGTTAACTGACAGACCTGTGTACACAGACCAAAATAATTCTTTACGTTTTGACATTGAAGTCACAGACCAAGTTGGTGTACAACCTGTGCCTACTCAGGAAGATAAAACATTTTTCCAAACGCAGAATACATCTACTGGTGATGCATCAAATGTTTTTGTATCAAGTGCTATGTATGGTAACTTAGACAGAAACTTTACCAATGCACAACACACAGTGGCAATATATCCTCAGCAGTACACTGGTCAAGTTCAATTACAAGCAAGTAGTTTAACTGCTACACCTTCAACAGAAGATGATAGTTTTGATTGGTACACAGTTAAAACAATAGACATCAGTGACAAGTATTTGGTAAAGGGCAATGTTATTGTTACTGACAGCAACATACAAACCAGCACAGGCAGAGTTACTTCGTTAGGATTAACATCTATGACCATTGTTGACTATGAAAAGATTGACACAGACAATAGAACAGAAACGATATCTTTTGTAGGTGCAACCACATTATTAGACGTTGCAAATTTAATAAACAACGGTGCTAACACAAATGCAAATGTTGTAGCAAGTGTTATAAGCACTGAGTCCGAAATAGCAAACACCAAAACATATCAATTGCAACTTGCAGGAATGCATTTTGGTATTTCCGGCGACAGTGTAACCAAGTTAGGGTTAGGCGCAGACACATATAAAAAGCCTGATGCAAACGTGGTCACAGAAACTTTCCAAACTAACTGCAACTGGGTAAGATTAGTATCTAAGCCTACTTCAGGAACCTTAGAAAAAATACAACTGAGAAACTAATTATACTTGACACTTGTAAAAGGATAGTGTATAATATATAGATGTTAGAAACAGTTGTTGGCTCAGTACATAGTTTATTACTCGACCATTTACCGTTAAAAACTACAAAGACTCCAAGTGGTTGGATTACCATGGATTGTCCTATGTGTAGTGATAAACGTAAACGTGGTGGTTTAAACACCAACGGTTCTAAGATAAGTTTCCATTGTTTTAATTGCAACTTTACTACAGGCTGGAGTCCGAGTCCTTACTTAGGTAAAAAGTATAAAGAACTTGCAGAAAAATTAGGTGCTGATAGAAAAGCAATACATGATACTCAAATTGAACTAATGAAGTTCAGTGATGACTTCGAGGATGTAGATCTAAATAATTATGTTTACAATATTGCAAAATTTGAAGAGTATGAGTTACCGGAAGGCACTGAACTAATAGAAAATTTAAGTGATGTAAACGAACTAAAACAATATGCAATCAGTAGAGGTATTTTAGATTTATATCCGTTAATGCATTTCAAAGACTTTGCAAACAGAAAAAGAGTAATGATACCTTTCTTGTACGATAATAAATTAGTGGGCTGGACAGGAAGGCACGTAGCACCACCTAATAAAGAAACTCCAAAGTATCTACAAAAATTACAACCAGGGTATGTGTTTAATATAGACAAATTTGTAGACACAGACAGAGACATAGTGATTATCACAGAGGGTGTAATTGATGCAATATTAGTAGATGGTGTTAGCATTATGGGTAACACTATTACACCAGAGCAGGCACATCTTATAGATAAATTAGGACTTAGGGTAATAGTATGCCCTGATAGAGACAAAGCAGGCATAGAATTAATTGATCAAGCATTAGCACTTGGTTGGGAAGTAAGTTTTCCGCAATGGCATGTAGATTGTAAAGACGCCGCTGACGCAGTTAGTAAATATGGTCGTCTTGCCACAGTATACAGCATCATGCACAGTGCAACAGGAAACAAAATAAAAGCTCAGGTAAAAGCCAAACTTATAAATACAGACACAGGAAAAATATAATGGACCCACAAATAAAATTTTATGTTCATGGTTCGAGCGCCACATCAGGCAATCAGGACTTTGCAACAATCAGAGATAAGCACACAAACGAAAAAAGAAAACTATGTCCGTATGCCTGGCCACAATTGATTAAAATTGGCAAAACAAAAAATGGCAGAATTAGGAACATGAGTATTCCTGGTTGTAGTATACAACAAGTGTTCAGAGATGTGTTAAACTTCTTAGTAAACTCACCAGAGTATCAACATGAAGAAAGACTAAGTTGGTATTTTTTAATTGAATTACCAGATCCACATGTTATCGAACTACACGAAGAAACGTATGGTATTGTGATTTTTGTACAACCTGATAACAGTATTATACTATGCAAAGATGGTGAGGTTATTTCTATCAAGGACTTATCAAAAGATGTCCAAAAACTTATTACTGATAAAGTAAAAAACATAGACGTATTAAGAGAAACTCTCTATACTCCAAGTACTGTATATCAGGAGTTCTTAAAAAATATTATTTTGCTTGAACACACATTGAGATATAGATCAGGCTACTTAGATAATTTTTGTTTCTTGTCAGCATCAAAGACTGCTACATTAACAGGCGATCCGTTGTTGCGTGGGCTCGATGATGCAAATAAGATTGTTGGCAGAGAATCTTGCCATAATAAAACTTTTGAAGGGTTAATTAAAACACGTTATCACATTGTAGAGATTTTAGACTACATTACTAAAACTGATTTAGGTATGAGTTATACAGCAGAAGCACAGCAATTATTTGCTGATGAGATCGAAAAAAACATTATACTGAGACGTAATTGGGTAAATTTAATTAATGAACGAGCAGAGGCACCAGTAGAATGACAGACATTAAACAATATACAGATGATGTACAAGAACTTTTTATTAAGTTTTTATTAAGCGATGGAGATTTGTTTGCAAGATGTCAAAACATTGTACACCCTGATCACTTTAATTTAAAGTATAAAGCGGCAGTAGAATTAATGATTAGTCATGCAACTAATCATAATGCTGTTCCTACATTAGAACAAGTTAATGCTATTAGTCCAGTTAAGTTTGAACTGATCGAAAATGTAACACCAGATCATCATAATTGGTTTATGGATGAGTTTGAAACTTTTTGTAGGCATAAAGCACTTGAAAAAGCAATCATCGAAAGTACTGATTTGCTTGAAGCAAAAGATTATGGCACAGTAGAACAAAAGATCAAAGATGCTGTACAGACAGGCTTAGTAAAAGATTTAGGTTTAGATTACTTTGATAACCCAAAAGAGCGATTAGAATGGATAAAAGCACAGGCAGGCGCCGTAAGCACAGGCTGGAAAGGAATAGATCAGAAACTTTACGGTGGACTGAACAGAGGCGAAATAACAATTTTCGCAGGAGGCTCAGGAGCAGGTAAAAGTTTATTCTTACAAAACTTTGGTGTAAACTGGAGTTTAGCAGGACTTAATGTTGTTTACATCAGTTTAGAACTCAGTGAACAACTTATTAGTATGAGGCTCGATGGTATGGTTAGCGGGTACGCCGCTAAAGAAATCATGCGTAACATGGATGATGTGCATTTAAAAGTAGTTATGAAAGGTAAAGGCGCAGGTAAGTTTAGAGTAAAACAAATGCCAAGTGGTGTTAATTGTAATGATATAAGAGCGTTTTTACGAGAGTATGAAATACAATCAGGTGTAAAGGTAGATGCATTGTTAGTTGATTACTTGGACTTAATGATGCCTATTAGTGCAAAGATATCTGCAGAAAACTTGTTTGTTAAAGACAAATACATATCAGAAGAATTACGTAACCTTGCAATGGAACGTAATATGTTGTTAGTAACTGCTTCTCAGTTAGGCAGAAGTGCTGTAGAAGAAATAGAATTTGACCACAGTCACATTGCAGGTGGTATTAGTAAGATTAATACAGCAGATAATGTTGTTGGTATCTTTACAAGTAATGCTATGCGTGAACGTGGTAGATATCAAATACAGTTTATGAAAACACGTTCAAGTAGTGGTGTAGGAAGTAAAGTAGATTTAAAATTTGACCCAGATACATTGCGTATTGAAGATCTCAGCGAAGATGACGAAGATGCAATGACAGTAACAACAAACAGTTTAATGGATTCACTGAAACGTTCAAGCAGTATAAAAGCAGAAACAGATGATGCACAAGGCACAGTGTCTGATAGTTTGCAGTTGATGGACTTCTTAAAGAACAAAAAGTGATAAATACTCGTAGTACTATATAATAAGGGAATTGATATGCGTAGGTCACGTAGCATTTTAGAGGAACTCAACAGCATTTCTGTAGACAGGAATAAAGATTTTGTGGTTGAGAATAGAGGCGAGCATGTTATTAACAGTGCAATCAATCTTATTGAGCAGATAGAAAAAAACTACGATGAAAAAATTGCTAAAGATCTAACAAATAGATTAATTAACAGCATACGTGGTAAAGATGCTAATAAGTTCTCCCGAGGTATAAAGAAAGTGATTAAAGAATCACAAGGGAAAACTGATGGCCAAAACAAAGAAACCTAAAACACAACAGACTCTACGTAGACAAGCCTGGGATACCTTCAAATCAGGGTATGCTCGTAAAGGTATGGACGATGAGCGATTTGATTTTAAATCAAAAATTGGTCAAGCCATTCTCGGTAAAGATAGAAAAGTAGGTGAACCTAAAGCCAGTGTAACTGATCGCATAAAGAAATCAGTTAGCAGTACAGCAGATAGACTCAATAAATTAAAGAAAGGCGGCTCAGACGCAGTGGATTGGGTTGCTGATAAAGTAGCACCAACACCAGATAAAAAATACGACCAATCACAGAAACCAGAACTTGACAAGCAAATTGGTATGCTTAAAGGACGTTTGAGACAACAAAGTCAAACTCCTGCAACTAACGTATTACCGGCTGATAAAACTGCTAAAATACAACAGGCTATTAAGGCTGGAAAACTAAACAAAGATCAGTATGCACTTGCAGGAAGAAGCATAATGAAATATCGCGACCAAGGCTTTGATGTAAAACAGTTAGTAGTTGCTTGGTTAGCCACAGGCAAAAGTAACTTAATGCAAAGCAAAGAATTAGAAGAACTAAAACTGTTAGCAGGTATTAAGTAATGAAATTTGTAGAACTTTCTAAACCACTTGTTACAGGCATACTCACAGAGTCTGCACTACAAGAAGCAGAAGGTAAAAACACTCACCTCGAACATCTCGAAGATAATATTTTTAACAAAGGCTATAAAGGCGCCAAGGAAGCAGTAGACTACTTGTACAGTTTACATGAAATGCTTGAAGGCAACACAAAAGCACCAGTAAGTATGACAACCAAGTGGGACGGTGCTCCTGCCATTATAGCAGGCAGAGATCCGCAAAGTGGTAAATTCTTTGTAGGCACCAAAGGTGTGTTTGCACGTAAGCCTAAAATGAATTTCACAGTAGCAGATATCAAAGAAAATCACCCTGCAGAAGGCTTACAGCAAAAGTTAATCAGTGCATTAACACATTTAAGTAAATTAACATGGAACACAGTTGCACAAGGCGATATGTTGTTCACCAAAGAAGACTTAATGAAAACAACCATAGACGGTGATGAAGTAATTGCGTTCAAACCAAATACCATTGTTTATACTGTACCTTCAAACTCAGAGTTAGCAGGACAAATCAGCAGTGCTGAAATGGGAATTGTGTGGCACACAGAATATGCAGGTGGTCCAACACTGGCAGATACGTCAGCAAAGTTTGGTTTTGACAGCAGTGTGTTAGGGCAAACACCAAGTGTGTGGCACAGAGATGCACTAATAAAAGATTTAAGCGGCACAGTCACTATGACCAAAGAAGAAAGTGTTGCTATGAAAAACTCAATACAAGAAGCGGCTACATATTTAAAAAGCATTGACGCTGAAACATTTGCTTGGTTAGAGAAAGGCAACGATCTAATAGGTAAAGAATTTTTACAACAGCTCAAAGCACATGTGAACAATAACATCAGAGCAGGAGCGTTTGATAATCCAACTGTGTTTGCAAAAGGTTTTGTACAAAAGTACATAAATTTTATGCAAAAGAAAATAGACGGTTACAAGACTCAAGCAAAGCAAGACGAAATGACAGAAAAACTTGTACAAGGTGTTAAATTTATCAAAGAGCATGTACCAGGTATTGTTGCAGTGTATGATTTGTACTTGAAGTTAATTGAGTCTAAAGTCATTATTGTTAAGAAGTTAGAACAAATACGTCAAATGGATACATTTGTTGAAACTGGCGATGGATATGAAGTAACCAGTGAAGAAGGTTTTGTTGCTGTCGACAGAGTAGGCAATGCACTAAAACTTGTTGATAGGTTAGAGTTTAGCAGACTAAACTTTGGATCAGGAAAGCCTGGTGCATAATATGGATTTCCAACTTATAGATCAAGAATTATCCGAAGCACGTTTGTTTAGAGGCACTCGTAAGTTTAGTACTCTTGATGGCAAAGACATAGCAAACTTATTATACTTAAACACCATATCGCTGTTTATATTTTCCTCAGACAATAAGCAATCCGGATATGCCAGAGACTATGCAAGAGCATCAACACAGTACTCAACATATTCCTTATTTAGAACACATGCAACTGACATTTACATGTTAGCATACCAGATAAAAAATCCAAGCAATGACTATGTAAAAATGCGTAATGAAATACCAAGTAAAGCATTTTTAAATAGATTATCATTTCAGGATAGAAAGCACATTGAATTTTTAAGAAAGATTGTTATAGGCAAAGCAGATCCAAGTGAAGCACAATCATACTTGTTTAGATTAGAAGCACAATTAGATATCAATGACGGCAGATATAAACGTTGGCGTAGAATGGCATTGGAATGGAAACGTTTAAAAGACATCCAGAAGTCATTACTGTTACATCAAATAGGTCAAGAAATGAGTAGGCTGGGTAAAAGCACAGGTAGAACCAGCGAGTTATTAATAACGTTTAATAAAATGTATAAATATAGAAAGTATACTAACAGTGCTGAAAAGAAAGATGTTATCAGACGTGTTTCTCCACCAAGTGTACAACCAGATAAAAAACGTGCAGGCGGCATAAAAAGAATTGCAGATTATTGGGCCTCGAGGACAAAGAAATGAAAATACATGAAATTATAACAGAAAGTATGAATATAGCCCTCGATTTACAAAAAGAAATCGAAGACGATATTACTATAGCAAATAGCGGTCAGAGACACCCAGATTACTTAGGTTTAGATGCCAATCGAGCAACCATTGATGCCCAAACATTTTACTTTAGTACTGCCCAACAAAATCAAGCAAAAGCCATAAGAATGGCATTTAAAAAACAAGGGTTTAATATCAGAGATAAAGATAAAAAATCCGAACCTAATAAGTCACAAGCAAGAAAGGCATATGAACTGGAACCAACTACTGACCTACCAACAAGAAGTAGAGGTGCCCAAGCAGGTAACCAGAATGCATTCAAAGGCGGCCCTGCTCCTAAAAATACAGGTGTTTTAGGTACACCACAAGGATTTAAACAAGGCATAGCACATGGTGCCGCTAAGTACAAAGACGCTGACAACACAACAGGCATATCCAGACTCCGCAAGTCTAAGTACAATAAATAACCATTA